CGGCCTGCGCGACCGACTTGATGAGGCTCCAAGCTGCCGACAGGCTGATCTTGGCGCTGTCAGCCTTGAGCTTCATGCAATGTCCTCGCGCAGCTTGAACTTGAGCAGTTCGTAGACGGTCTGGCGCAGGCCTGCGCTGTACACCACCTCGACCTCGCCCTCATAGTCGCCCTCGGTGCGGTCCAGATCGCCCTCGTTCCACTGCACGATGGCCACGCCCGTGGTGGCGGTCTGGGGGTTGACGTAGACCTGGCGAGAAAACAGCGCCGTGGGTGCGCCTGCCTCGCGGAAGTGCAGCGTGACGGTTGCGCCCGTGAGATCGAGCGGCAAGCCGGTGATGTCATCGGTCAGGGTCAGGCGAATCTGTGGGCCGGTGTCGCCTCGAACCAGGCGGATCTTTTCTGTCATGGGTTACTCCTTGGCCACAACAGCCTTGGCGGCGGGCTGCTGGATGCCCACCAGTGCGTTGAACTTGGTCAGGTAGCCGCCAGACAGTGCGGCGTTACCGGCATCCGAGGCGTCCTTGGCCAGGGCGCGGTGCAGGCAGTAGCACAGCAGCGCCTCGCGCCACTGGTCGGCCAGGCCGATGTTTCCGATCACGGTTGAAAAGGCGCGGCCATTGCCAGATGGCGCGGGCACCTCAGCGGGGTACAGCGCCCCCACCAGCTGCACCTTGGTACCGGCCTTGGCGGGCGGGTAGGACAGGATGGCTCGCGGGTCCTTCAAGTCGTAGCAGTAATGCTCGATCTCGCTGGCGCTGGCCATGCCGTACCAGCCTGGCGCGCAGGCGTCCAGATCGTCCTGATCCACCTTGCGGATGGCCAGGCGGCGGCCTTCGGTGTTGCGCGGAATGTCGATGAAGGCGGCGAACTTGGCCGGGAGCGTTTGGTCCGGGCCTTCGACCAGCGTCAGGGTCTCGGTCGTGGCGGTTTGCTCGGGCCGGTTGACGACGATCACCACCTGGCCAGCGTTGAGGTAGCGCACCAAGTCGGATGCGGGGTAGCGGATGCCAGCAAGGTCCTGCAAGGCCTCTTGCGCATCCCGGACGATCAACTGAGCAGCTACGGTCATGGATCAGGCCTCAGCACCACTTGGGGCGCGCACGGGGGACGTTCTTGGTGTGGCCCCGATAGGCCTGGGTGGAGGCCTCGTTCATCGCCTGCTCGAACTTCTCGTTCGCCACAGCGGCCAACTCGGGGTTGAAAAATGGGGTCTCGGGCGTGAGCATCAGTTCCGACTTCGCGCCCTCGGCCAGCGCTTCGAGGTAGCGGCTGGCCAGTTCGTCGGGGATGCCGGTGGCGGTGGCCGAAGGAATCAGCACCACCTGCACCTGCACGCGCTCGGATGCGGGCATGCCGCCCGTCAGCACGAAGGTCTGGAGGTCACGCGAGACCAGGCCTTGGCCTTGGTCTGCGCCGAACTGGGCGGGGTCACTGGTGCGATGGCGAAACGACTGCACCGGGTAGGGCCTGCCGCCCTGGGTGGCCTGCTCCAAAGCGAAAAGCTCGCTGTCGGTGGGCAGGTCAAAGTCGTACTCGGAGCTTGCGCGGCCCGTGGTGCGCACAGGATCGAGCCACTGCACCCAGGCGCGGGTGCGGCGGAAGAACTTGCGCGCAGCGGTGCGCAGCGCCTGAGCGATCAGCGGATTGGGTGCGCCTGGCACATGGACCAGGACTTGGGGGTACCAGTAATCCCACTTGGCCACGGCGCGGACCCCTTACTTCTTGGACTTGGGCTTGCCGCCAGCTTTGGCGTCAGGCAGGGGTTTGAGCGGGCTGTTGGCCTCGACCGGCAAAGCAGCGCCAACTGCGGCCTCGTCGTCGGCTTCATCGTCCTGCTCGTCGTCGGCATCGCCATCGGTTTGGCCAGCGTCAGGACCTTCGCCCTCGCCTTGACCTTCACCGGAGTCGTCGCCATCACCCTCGGCGGCCAAGCGCAGGGCAGCGTCAAAGTCCTCGGGGTTTTCGGGGTAGAAGTTGCCAGTGCCCAGCAGGTGGGCCACGGTCGCCTCATCTTCCACTTCACCCGTCAGAACGCCATCGGCGTCCGTGGTGAACTTGTAGGCCTTGCTATCGAGGCCTTGAACGGTCAGGGTGCCATCGCGGCGCGCCGGGATCGAGGTTTGCAGTTTCATCATGGTCTCCAAACAAAAATAGGGGGCGCAAAGTCGGCCCCCTATTACCTTTGGCGCTTGCGCGCCGACACGTCACCGGCCACAGGGGCCGGATCTGGCTTAGGCGGCGCGGTAGAGCAGCGTCACGCCCACTTCACCAGCGGCCTTGGTGGCAGCGCCAGCAGTGAACTTCATGCCGACCTTGCGGTCGCCAGCGGCGGCGGCAGTGCGCGCCAGTTCCTTGCTCATCACAGCCACTTGGCCACCGGCCTGGCAGACGGTCAGGCCGGAGCCCCAGACCACTTCCAGATCGGTACCGGCTGCGTTGAGCAGGCCCACCGAAGCCACAATCGTGGGCGTGTTGTTGGTGTCCAGGTCGTCGCTGTCCACGTACAGAGCCACCGGCACGGAGCCAGCGGGCAAGATGCCCACAGCGCCGATGTCGTTGGCGTCCAGGTCAGCGGCCACCAGTTCCAGCGGGTAGCGCACGGCGGCGACTTCGGAGCAGTCGCAGGTGATGGTTGGCTTGCGGCCATCCAGGTAGTCGTTCGATTTGGTGAAAGACATTTGTATTTCTCCTGTTCAGTTTGCGAATCGCCCGATCAGCGGGCGGCTGCGGCGGTGTCCAGAGAGAACACACCGAAATCTTGGCTACCGGCCTCGGTATCGAAGCGAACCTTCTTGATACCGAAGATGGCGGAGGTCGTGATGACCACCTTGTCGCCGTTGTCACGGGTTTCCTCGTGCCAGTCGTAGCGCAGGTTGGTGCCCGGCGAGCCGAAGGCGACCACGGCAGCCTGGGAGCCCAGGAACAGACCGCGAGCGGCTTCCACGTTGCCGCCAGCGCCAGCGTTGGCGAAGCGGATGACGTTGCGGTGGCTGTGCAGGATCACGCCGCGATACATGCCCAGCGAGCCCTTGAACAGCGGCGAGTTGCGGCCTTCGGCGGCAGCGGCGGCCTTCTGGATGTCCATCCACTGGCCGGTCTGCGTGTTGGCGCGCAGATCGTCCTCTTGGAAGGTGTGCATCACGCACACGAAGGTCTCGTTGCCATCGATCTTGCAGGGCTGCAAAACGGGAATGTTGGTTGCGCCGCCGCCTTGGCTGTCAGCCTTGGTCTTGGCACGATCCACCAGGCGCAGATCGAACTTGTCGGCTGCGTCGATGTTGTTGAAGGCCGTGGCGTCACCGCCGAACAGGTTGTGGTTGCTGTCCGGATTGGTCAAGCCGTTGCCTGCGCGACCTGCGTAGTTCAGGGGCAGCAAGAAGTTGGGGTTCACGCCGCGAGCGCCCGACAGGTAGATGAACATCAGTTCATCCATCAGGCGAGCCCACCAGCTGGACTGCTGGCGCTTGGCTTTTTCGCGCAGATCGTGCAGCGTGCGCTTGCGGGTCATGCGACCGCCAGTGTTCACACCGCAACGAGCCTGATCGATGTAGATCTGGTCGGTGTAGAACTTCTGGCCTTCTTCCTTGCCCTCCAGGATGTCCTCGCCTTCGACGGGGGCCATCTTGAGTTCGGCAAGCAGGTCGTAGCTGATCTGTTCGCCAGCGTCCGATTCCAGATCGGTCAGGATCTGAACGGGCACTTCGGCCTCAGCGCCACGCGCCATGAAGCGCTGGTTGAAATACGACTTCTGGGAAGTGTCGTGGGCAAGCAGACCAGCCCAGCGCTTGACTGCCTTGGCGTCATTGACGCCGATGATGGTACGAGCCATGGAAATACTCCTTCAAGGTTGAACTCAAAGGGAGCACTTCCTGCGCACCCGAATCACATGGCCGATAGGCCACGTTCTTACTCTGTCATGCTTGGCACGCCATCAGCGTCCTTGCATGGCTGCTTTTCGATCTTCACATCGCGAGGGGCAGTGACGCGCAACCGCGCCAACTGCCCGCTCTTTTGCACAAGCTCGACCGTGACCACATCCGACAGCGCCAGACGCTCGCCTGGGCGCACGTCAATGATGAGACTCGACAGTCTGGTGTTTGCCATCAGCGGCCTCGTGCCCACTTCTCCCGCTGTGCGGGCGTCATCTTGGCAATGGCCGATTCAAGGGCATCGCCTTCGAGCGCATCGATGTCGGCAAACTCACCGGCCACATCGCCAGGACCATCGCCACCGGGCACCTGCGCCAGCGTGGCGGGCGCGGCAGCCACTGGGGGCTTGCGGGCATCGTTGGCGGCCTTGGCTGCGGCAGCGGGGTCAACCTTGGGCGCGGGCGCGGCATCGGCAACGCCGTGCAGTGCCTTCACGCGCTTGTGGGCCTCGGTCAAGAACCAATCCATGGGCTTGTCCGAGTTCTCTTCACGTGCGGCCAGCACGCGCACGAACTGATCGAGGTCGGCTTGCTTGGCCAGGTCCTTGCGGTAGTCGATGCCGCCATCTTCCTTGGCCGCCGACAGCACGAAGCGGTCAACCGTGTTCTTCCACTGGTTTTGCGCGGTCTGCTGGGTCATCTCCTGGGAGATCTCAGCCTTGATGCGGGCTTGGTTCAACTCGTCGCGGCGCGTGAGCAGTTCGCCACGCTGCAACTCGAACTCGTCAAAGTCGATCTCGCCGGACTTGAACTTGGCTTTGAGGTCGGCTTCCTGAGTGGCCAGTGTCTTGACCTGATCGTCGTAGTCGCTGGGCAGCTTAGCGTCATACGTGGCCGTGACCGCGCTGGGCGGCATGGCGGGCTCTTCGACTGCGGCAGATGCGGCGGGGGCATCAGCGGGTGCCGGGTCGGTGTTGGGGGCGGCAGCGGCGGCTGGTGCTGCGGGTTTGTTCTCGGCGGCGGGCGGTGCGTCCTTGCCTTCTACGGGCGGGGCGCTGGTGTCGTCATCATCGCCATCATCATCACCGTCATCGTCTGCGATGCGGCGCATCGCTTCCAGTTCGGCCTCGCTGTGCTCGGGGTCGTTGATGGCCGCGAGTTCTTCGGGGGTCATGGTGTCCAGGATGTCCTGGTCCAGAGTTGCAGCACTCATGCGCGCTTCCTTTCGGGGGGTTGAAAAATCAGTCCTGGGTGCCGCCTGCCACCTTGGCGGTTTCCATCATTCGTTTCTTGGCCATGGCCTGCACCTTGGCGTAGCGCTTGGCGTCCTGCTTGATCGCCTCGGCTTCAATCATGGTGCGCAGGTCAGACTCGACGCGCCACTCTTCATCGGCCTTGATGGAGACTTCAGCGGTTTTGTTCTTGGCCATGGTGTTTCCTTGTGGGGTGGGTGTGTTGATCGGGCAAATCTGCCATGCTTGCCACGCCGAAAAAGAGCCCCGGCGCTTGCGGCAACCGGGGCTAAGGGCGGCTCGCGCCACCTTGGAGACAACTGCTATCGGTCCTCATTCACTGCGCGCTCGGCGGCTTGGTATCGGGCTTGGCACTGGGCAAGCTCGACTCGGATGAGATCGGCTCGGGCAGCTTCCCCGACAAGAAAAGCAGCATCCGGTCGGTAAAGCTGGACTCCAGTACAGCCTGAGGCACTGGGTCCAGGCTGGGCAGGCGCGGCGGCTTGACTGGGGGCATCGGCTGGGCGGTCGGGGCGCTGGCGCAGGCTGTCAAGAGCAGCATCACGCTGGCGAGTAAGGCGAGCAATCTCACGGTGTTTCTCCTGTCGGTCTTGGTCTGCCTGGCGCTGAAGGGTTTGTTCACGGGCACGGGCGCGGGCTTGTTCGTCGGCATGGGCCCTGGCGGTCTTGGCGCGCTCCTGGTCCCACATCTGAGCCACCTCGGCGCGCCCATCGCTGCGGCCCACCACGTAGCACTTCCAGGCACCGGCCAGCAATACCAGGATGGCCACGATCACGGCAACGATGCGCACGCTCATGGCCGGGCACCCTCGCCCATGCACTGGGCGTATTCGGACTGGCGGCGGATGGTCAGGCCGCGCAGCGGCTGGCCCTTGAACCTGTCCCATCGCAAGATCTGGCGGCAGGCGTCCTCGTACTGCTCCTGGTTGAGCAGGCGCACCAGCGTGGAGGCACAAAAGGCGGATGAGCCGATGTTGTAGGCCAGGCTCACATAGGCGTCATATTCGTGCTGGTGCAAGGGCACGCGCACACACTGACGGATCGCGCCCTCGAACTTCTGCACATCGGACAGCTTGCGTGCCAGGGCTTTGGGTGGCGTGGTTCGGTCGCCCAGCTTCACGCCATCGGTCGTGCCAAAGCCAAGCGTGGGCACATCGCCCGGTACCGGGATGATGGCCTGATCGGTGTAGCCCTCCTTGAGCGCAATGCCCACCAGGGCGGCGGCGCTCAAGACCAGGCTGGCAATGCTGGCGCGCCGGATGCTCATTCGTAGAGCCCCATGCGCCGGTCATGCTCGGCCTGCTGGCGCTTGTCCTCTTTGTGCCGGTAGTACCAATTCACGAAGAAACCGCCAACAGCCACAAGCAGGCCAATCAGGATGGTGAATTCACTCGATAGCACCCAGCCCATGACGCTGGTGCCTGCGCCCGTGTACGTCGCCTTGCTGGCGGCGGCGCTGATCGTGGCTTCAAGGGTTTGTTCCTTCATTGGTCTTTCCTGCTTGATTGAGTTCATTGCGTGCCTCGATGGAGCGCATCACGGTGTCGAGTCGGTCTTGGAGGGCTTGGATCTTCTTGTCGCTGGTCGCCTGGATCTCGGCCACGCGCAGCCGGGTGTCCGCATCGATGCGGGCCACTTCCAGCTTGGTGTCGGCTTCCTTGTTCATGCGAATGGTCTGGTTGGCCAGATCCGCCTGGGCCTTGCGCAGTGCCTCGGTCATGCGGTCGATCTCGTCGTTGGCCTGCTGGCGCACCTGCATGAGCGCGCCCTGCACGTCCTCGCCAGGCTGGCCACCACCGGCAGCGGCTTGGGCTTCGGTTTCGAGCTTGGCGGCGCGGGCGTTGAGTTCGCGGATCTTGGCGGCCTGCTCTTCCAGTGCCTGCATGGCCTGCTGGCGCTGCATCTGCAAGGCCTCGGCCTGCTGGGCGGCTTGCTCCTGTGCCGCCTGCTCTTCCTCGGGCGTCATTGGCTTGTTCGGATCGCGCTCGCCTGTGAGCTTGCGGATCTGGTCGGCCACCTCGTCCTTGTTGGGCAGGTCCGAAAACTCCATGGCGATGGTCATCAGGCGCAGAGCCACCTCGGGCGGCAGTCGCGTGGCCATCTGGTTCAGGGCCTCGAACATCACCTGGCGCAAGGTGCCCGAGTAGTCCTGCTCAGACACCACAAAATCGGCAGCGCTGGCCGTGATGTCGTTGATGAAGCGCACGGACCCATCGGCTTGCACCTCGGGCACGTTGATCTTGACCCACTCCAGCGCGCCCTTGGAGCCGGTCAGGCGGACCACTTTTTCCTGGGTGTAGAACTGCTCGGTCAGGGACAACTGCTTTTCGCCCTGCACCTGAGTGGCAAAGCGCAGGTTGTCGAAAGGCTCGGTCGTGACCACGGAGCCCTGCAACTGGCGGGCTTTGATGGCCTCGCCTGAGACCGCATTGGTCTGGCGGCCTAAGTTTTCCTGGCTCACACCGGCTGACTTCTGGATGCTCTGGGCATCCATCGCCATCATCTGGATCTGGCCGGTGGCGGCATCGGTGTCGCGGCGGATCTCGATGGACTTGCCCTGCTTCTTGACGATCAGGCCATCGGGACGGTCGGCCTCGTCGCGCAGCACGTCCATGTCATCGACCGCGCCCTCGTCGGCAATGACCTGGTTGGTGTTGAGCATCCACAGGGCTTTGGATGCGCGCTTGTTCAGATCCTGCTGAATGTCGCGCACGCGCCGGATGATCCCGTAAGGCAGGCGATCACGGCCACGGCGGTAGCACCAGACCGGCGTGAGGCTAAAACGGTTGTGCCGGAACATCGAGGGACCCATGCCAAGCATGTGGCTCTCGGTGAACACGGCGATGTGCACGCGCATCATCACCTTGTCCACGATGAAGCTGCCCGACTTGGCCACTGCATCGGCCATGGCCTGATCGCCCTGGTTGAGGATCAGGCCCTTGAGCGGACCATCGGCCACGATCTTGACGGTGGCGGGCTTTCGGTACTGGCACTCGATCAGCTTGACCCTGCGGCGCTTGGCGTCCGCCAGTTGGCCAACACCGCTGGCGTACAGGGTGCCGGTCTTGACGTTGTTCATGTCGGCGGGCGAGTACCAGGTGTCCTCTTCCCATCCGTCCGTGGTGTAGTGGGCGGCCTCTTCCACGGCTGAGGCAATGACGTGCCTGCGCCCTGGGAACATCATCAGAGCCACGTCCTCGTCCACCCAGCGCCAGCGAAACAGGTAGCGCGAGTCCGACAGGTCCAGCTCGTAGCCGGATGAATCCCAAATGACGTTGCGCCAGTCCTCGTACTTGCAGTACAGGATGTCTTGGGTCGGGTCATCGCGCACCCCGTCATCTATCCAGCCCACACCGGACTTCACGGCATCGGCAAAGGCGCGGGAGCGCACGAAGGGCACACGGTTGATGTCGCTGACGTACTTCAAGACCTTGGTCTTGGTGTCGGCCATCTCCACATCGTCCTCGGTGCGCGGCAGCACGCGCCAATCCACACGGGTGCGGCGCTCGGTACCGATCACCCAGTCCACCATGGGCGCGACCTCGTTGTAGACCAGCGGCATCTGGCCGCGATCACGCAGCACCTGGGCATCGTCCGGGTCCCACTGGAGGTTGTCGTAGAAGTCGGCATCCATCGCCATTTCCAGGCGGTTGAGCGACTGCTTTTCCTTCTCGTGATAGAACCACTCCAGCAGCTTGCGAAGCTCGGAGCGGGCCTCGTCGCTGTCCAGCGGGTTGCCCTTGGGGTCCATGACCTCGCGGCCTTCGCTGGCCATGGTCTGCGCCTGGCGGTTGAAGTAGTCCTCACCAGGTGCGGTGTTGCGCTTGACGCGCACATCGAGATCAGCCATAGGTCACGCCCTCTTTTTCGACACGGATGTCCTCGCCAGCCAGGGCCTGGCCATCTGCGCGCAACTCCATGTGGCCAAAGCTCGCCCGGTGGTACTCCTTGGGCGGCGATGAGGGCATGCGGATCAGGTCGGGCAGTGCGTCAATGACGATGCCCGCGATGCGGCGGCAGTTGGTGGGGGTTGGCTCGATGCCCAGGACTTCGCAGGCCTTCATGGACTTGCGCACGACCTCGGGCACGTTGCGGGAGTTCTCGTCATCCCAGGTGAATGCCGCCGACTCCATGACGATGAACCACGGCGCACCGGCCCGAAAGGTCGGCACCATCACCATGGCCCGCTCGTCGTTGACCCAGGTGAAGATGGTTGTGATGTCGCCGTGCTGGCGCGTCAGGTGCGCTTTGCGCGTATCGATGGATGCAGACATTTCGGCCCCAGAATGAACTGGGGTCCAAAAATGCCATGCTTGCCACGGATCAGAGGCATGTCAGGCCTCGGTCAGGCGATCTCCGCATAAGACAATCTCGAAAAAGGAGTAAGCATGAAGTCACCAAAAAACCTGTCCGTAATCCTCTTGGCTGCATTGCTGGCGGCCTGCGCCACGCCACAGGAACGGGCGGCCAAGGCAATCGAGCGCCATGGACCATATTGCGAAGGCCTTGGTTACTCTCGCGGCACGGAATCCTTCATCAACTGCGTGCGTCAGGAGCAGGCGCGAATCGAGTACTTGGTGAACTCGTACCAGCAACCGGCTCAAGTCAAGGTCAAGAAATAGTCAAACAGCCATGGCCGAACCCCGGCGCTTGAACGCCCCGGAACCTGGCGGGCGCGGCGCAGCGATGGCGGTCATGAAGGCGGTACCGGCATCGGCGGCCTGGCCAAACTGGCGGAAGGCGTCAGAGCCGTGGCTGTTGTCGTCGTGTTCGTGCTGGTCAGACCAGCAGCCTCTGGTCTTGTCCCACTTCTTGCGGTAGTTGCCCAGGCGCTTGAGGCCCTGGGCGCACTTGCCCTCATCGAACCAGCAGGACGAAAACACGTTGCGCGTGGCCTGAATGCCTGCGGTCAGGACCGTGACCCTGGGCACCACCTCAAAGCGCTGGCCAGGCATCAGGTTCTCCAGCATTTCCTTGAGCGATCGGTTCGTGTCCGGTGTCTCGCCCATGCGCTTATGGTCGGCCTCGTGCGGGAGGTAGTGGCGGCCAAATGGCAGGCCCAGCCCCTGGAGGTAAGTGGTGTAGTGGATGAAGTCCTCGCCGCTGGCCTCGTAGTACCCGATGAAGCGGTTTTCAGGGCCAATGCGCTGGTGCAGCCAAATACAGGTCATGTCACCGCGCCCGATGTCCCAGAAGGTGTTGACCGGCACAGCCTCGACCGGCAGGTGCGGCACGATGCGCCCTTGCTTGCGGGCATTGGCCAACTGGGTGGCGTAGTAGCAGCCCTCGGTCGATACCTGGAAGGCCTCTTCCGGGTAGCTGGGGTATTCCTGCCACATCAGCGGGGCCTCGTCCGCGAAGTCGGCGCGCAGCGTGGTCACGTACCAGGCGCGCTGTCCCTCGGTCAGCACGCGCTTGATCTTGCCCTCGACCTCCAGGAAGTACTTGAGGTTGGCATCCGTGAACACCACGCCCTCGGGGTCAAGGGTGTAGTTCGGCTCTTCCCACCAAGGGAAGAAGTGAAAACGGTAGTCCTTGGCTGTGAGGCTTGAGCCCTGATCGTGCAGCGCCTTGGCGCGCATGGTCATGTCGTAGAAAGGCCCGTCCTGCCCTTCGGCGGTGGACTCGATCACGGCAATGCCGGTCTTGGGCACGGCGGGCAGCGAGCCCGTCACCACTTCGCGGGCCTTGTCCGGGAACTTGGCGGCGATCTTGCCGAACTCGGACACGTGCAGCCGGTGGATGGTGCCACCGCGCACGGATGTGGCCACACGGATGCTCGATCCGTTGTGCGCCCACAGCAACTCGCTCTTGTTCTCGCTCTTGAGCGGCATGGCCTCGCGTAGCGAGGCCTCAAGGTTGTCGTAGGCGAACTTCACCTTGTCGCGGAAGATGGCCTCGGCGGTCTCCCGGTCTTGGGCAATGATGCCGCACCGGATGGGGTCCTTTGAGAACAGCGCGGTGTCCAGCCACAGGATGGCGATCAGGGTTGTGAACCCCAACTGCCGGGCCTTGAGGATGATGTTGCGCGTGTGCATCCTGGCCATAAGGCGGCGCTGGGCGCGGTTGGGCTTGAACTGCACCACCAGCCCAATGTCGGCATCGTCGTCGCCCTTGATGATGATCTTGTAGAGGTTGCAGATCCTCCACATCGGATCGTTCAGGCGCTCGGCCAGGGTGGCAGCATCCAGCCCCATCAGTGCCCCCCAACTCCACGGGAAAGCACATCGAGCAGCATGCCAGCCAGTTTTTTGGTTTCGCTCTCGTACTGGTTGATCTTGGCGCGCTGGCCTGGCAACCATGACGGGCGCAGCTTCAGGGCAAGCACATCGTTATCGACGGTCACGATCCAGCTTTGACGACCGCCAGGCATGTGCAAGCGATGAAACTCCAGCGTGACGACCGAAAATTGCAGTAACTCGATGCGTTGAGCCCGGTTGAGTGGGCGCATGTCAACCGGATCAGCGGCTTGAATGCGAACGCGCCCCATGCGCTCCGCATACTCCAGCGCCCACATCGGCAGGTCAAAGACCGTGATGGGCTCCATGTCTCGGGTGTACAGCACCACATTCATGCTCAGAACCCTCCAGGTGCCACCTGAAAACAGGCCACCCCCCTGGCGCGCCACATGTCCACCACCTTCTGGCGGTCATCGAACACAGCCACCAGGCGGCGGCGGTCGTGCGCTTTCATGGCATCGAGCCATGAGGATTTCAGCTGCTCGTCCGGGGTGTAGTCGCCCTCCACGCGCATGCACAGCGGCACGCCATGGGCGCAATCGCCCAGGTGTTCGGCCAGCCAGTCCTGGGTGGGTTGCATGACCTCGGAACTGCGGCCAGACCAGACCCAAACATCGCATCCGGTGTCCAGCAGGCGCAAGAGCGTGTCGATCACGGGCGTGTTGGGCTCATCGTCCACGCAGGCAGCGAAGAAGGCGCGCCAGTCCTTGGTCTCGCCCTCAACCAAGTGGCGGCGGTGTTCGATCAGGGCCAGGGTCCCGTCCAGGTCAAAGATGTAGAGCGGTTTCATTCAGTCGTCCTCGTCGTCAATGGGTGGCAGTCCTTGCGCAGGCCCCAGCACGTTGCCGCTGAGGCTGGCCAGCAGATCCACCAATGGATCGGACTTTTGCTTGTTGTCCAGTTCGTAGAGGCCCAAGATCTTCCCGGCCTTGTCCAAGGCGGAGTTCTTGTCCCAGAACTTGTATTCGATGCGCCCGTACTCATCGATCTTGAAGCTGGCTACAGCGGCGCGGGTGGCCGGGTCCAGTTCGTGGGGCAGCTTCACGCGACCATCGTCGTGCATGATCCCGGCGATGTCGGACAGGGCCACGCGCTTGATCTCGCGCAGTACTTGGGAGGCTTCCAACTCGGCGCGGTCGGCGGCGGCGGCCTGGAGTTGGCGAACCCTATGGGTAATCTCTGGGTTGGCCATCAGCTTCGAGGCCGTGTCGTTGACGGTCTCGGGCTTCATCTTCGAGGCCTTGTAGGCGGCGCGGTAGGCCTCGCTCAGGCTCTTGCCCTTGGCCACTTCCTGGGCAAAGACCTCTTGTTGTGGCGTCAAGCCATGCTCATTCTTGGCGCTCATGATCGAACTTCCTTCACTTCAATCCCGTGCCGCCACAGCATCAGCTTTCGCTTGAGCCTGAATTCAGGCGTCACGGCTCCCTTCACATCCTCGACAACTTGGCACCCTTTCGCATCGGTGTAGACGAAATCGGCCAGGTAGACGGTGGGCCGCTCCTTCTTGCCGCTGGGGCTGACTTGCGCCGGGATCAACTCAAACGCCACTTGCAGGCGCAGGTCGCAGATCTCCCCTGCCCGCTCCAGCATGGCCAGGTACTGCCAGCGCTTGTGCTCGGCCTTGCTGTCAAAGCTCAGGCCCTTGTCCGTCACCTTCTCGTTCCCGTACTTCTGGGCGCGGCGCTGCTTCTCGGCTGGGTTGTCGCGCATGGCGGTGATCGAAGGCCTGCCAGCGATGCGGGCCTTGATGTCCACCAGTTGCTGGGGCGTCAGACGCATGGCTTTGCTCACAGCAGTGCGTCCTCCACGTCCACGGGCGCATTGCCGCCGTAGTACTTCATCGGTGCCAGGCGGCAGACCCGGCGCAGGAATGGCTCGGGCGGGGTCGGGAATGGCCAAAGCGGGACGATGATCGACAGGTACAGGTACTTGTCGTCGCGCCGGACCTCGATGCCCTCGCGCCCATCGGGCGTGATCCACTTGTCGCCCTGGCTCACAGCAGGTCCTCCCTCACGGCGTGGTGGACTTCGGCCCAACTGAGCGGCGTTTCTCCAGGCATTGGCGCACGGACTCCAGCACTCGCTCCCGGCCAGGGTTCAACGGGAAACGGTCGATGGCTGCCAGCATGGCTGACGCTTGGGCCTTGCTCGGGTAGGCGGACAACACCAGACGGGTGCAGCACTCCAGGCACTGGAAGCGGTACGCCCCACTGGTGGGCCGTTGCTTGGACGATTCGCAGGCTTGGCATGTCACCGACCCCTCTCCGTCATGGCGGGCATGACCTTGAGCCGGGCTTTGCATTCCTCGATGAGCTTGCGCACCTTCTCGGGGTCAGCGCTGCCTTGGCCGGGCGCTGGCAGTGCATCGCGGCGCGGCGGCACCTCGGGCAGGTCTTGCTGGGCCAGCTTTTCCGCAAGCAAGCGCGTCCATCGGCCCTTGGCGGTCTGCCAGGATGCGTTGCGCAGGTCCCAGGTGCCGAACTCCACGGCTGCCCAGTACACGGCGCGGTGGCTCCACTGATCGCGGCCATCCTCACGCAGGCGCATCTGCTCGCAGGCTTCGCTGAATGCGGCCTCGGCGTCCAGCTGCGGGGCGCAGGCCTTGAGGAATTCCGTGATCGATGGTGGCCAGTCGTACTGGCGGGCGCATGCCCGGATGCCATCGGCCACTTGCTGGGGCGTGATCCCGGCATCGATGAACGCATCGGCCCAGGCCTCGCGCCAGTTGCGAATGGAGTCCTCGCCGGGGAATGCGGCGCGCCAGCGCTGCGGGTACATCCCGTCCAGGCGATTGAAAAGGTGGTCCATCAGGGACAAGCGGCGGTCCCCGATCTGCCTGGGCTCAAGCCAGGCGCTGCGCTGCAACGTCAATGACATCGGCTTGCTCCTTGTGGGCTTGGTTGACGAATGCCACCGGGTCGAACTTGGTCGGTCGGTAGCTGCCTGCCGGGTTGTGCTGGCCCTTGGCCAAGTTCTGGGCGTCCTGCAACTGCCCCTTCACGATGCCGATGGCGTAGGCGAAGCTCTTGCCCTTCTCCACGGCCTGGCGTGCGGCCTGCTCAAACATGCCAATCTCGGCTCCGCGCTCGATCAGGGCGGCCAGGTCCGGGTGCGAAGGGTTGACGGTGGGCAGGCCTGCGGCGCGCATGGCAAAGCAGATGGCCGTGGATTTGGACACGGGCCTGGGTTGCTCTGGCGGATCGTTGGACCTGTCCCCAACAGTGGTTGAACTGTGTGTGTCTTTAACTACTGGTGTCTGGTGACTGGTGTCTGGTGTCTGGTTAGCCGTGTTGTCACGCGTGACAGGTGGCGTGACAGGTCCAGACGAAAGCCGTGACACCATGGCTTGTAGCTGTTCGGTCGATGCGTCCCATGGCGCGGTGTAACCGTGCTGGCGCAGGGTGTCGAAGAGGGCTTTGCGCCTCTCGCGGGATCTGCGCTGACGCTCGCGGTCGTTCTCTCGCTTGGCCTCGGCGCTGGGTTGCTTTTCTTGGTACCGAGCGATTTCGGCATCACAGCGCTTGTGCCTCCAGCCATCGGTGGACTGGACGAAAAACTCTTCCAGCACGACCTTGACCGCATCGCGCTCGGGCTTGGTGATGGCTCTGGCCAGGCGGCAAACCTCCTTGAGGTCGCCGGGCAATGGCCTCTCGCGGGTGTAGTAGGCGTCGATCAGGCGGCGGTAGGCCCCGTCCTCAACCATGGACAGGTGCGCCGTGTCCCGAACGTAGTCGCCCAGGTGATGCTCGTAATAGTTCATCCAACCCACACCCACACTGTCTTTGGACACCCGTGACTCATGGGGTCCTTCACCGGGGCGTAGCCCACCCGAGAAATCAGGCGTGACCTGGAGGCCTTGACGATGATTGCGCCCCATGCGCGGGGCTCGGGCGGCTCGGGCACGATGCCCTTGGCGGCGTGGCGCGCGTCCTCACCCAGGAAGGGCTGGCCCTGGCGGGCCTTGGCCCAGCGGACAAAGAACTCCCAGGCCTGGCTGGTCCACTGGCCCTGGCTCTTGCGGTCGGCGGCCTCGGCGGCGCTTTGCGCGGCCAAAAGGCCCAACTGCTGGCCAATGTGTGCGGGGTGACGGTTGTGGGTGGCGGTCTCCATGGTGGCTTACTCCTTGTGTTATGTGGCTCGGTAGCGCAGGTACCGTGAGTTGCGTGCCGTGTCGGGCACGCACTCCACCAGGCGTTGGGACCGCAAGAACAAGAGCGCCCAATCAACGCTCTTGGCACTGCGGCCTGTGCCTTTGACGATCTGCGCGTGTGTGAGGAACATGCCGCGCTTGGCCAGCAAGAAGGCCAGCACAGCGGCAGTAGCGCTGCCTTCGCGGATGACGCCGGGAGGGCGCGGGTTGTAGCGGGGCACTTGCAGGCCCAGGCCATGCTGGCGCTTCTCAGCTATCAGGGTCAGCTGGGCGACCATCCACGACGAACTCATCCGAGGTTTTCCCGAGATTCGTCGGATGGACCCATGGTGAGGGGTCGTGTCATCCTTCGCACCATGGACAATTCACCGAACACGGCCCGCTCGATCAGCATGCGCACGTACTCAGCCTTGGGTACGCCCATGCTCACGGCCATGGCGATCACCGCCTCGTTGAGTTCCTCGCTGACGGGGATGTCCAGGCGCGCAACCAGCTTGCCATCGGGGTTTGATCTGCCAGATCGACTGAGCATCGTGTTCATGGTTTGGGGGTCCTACATGTCTGAAAACTTTTGGTGGCAGGCAGCCGCGCTCTTTTGGGCGGCTGTCTGCTTCTTCCGGGTGGGCGCGATGACAAAGGGCATTGCGATGAACCGCCGCACGTGGCTTGAGATCGGGCAGGCAGCGTTCATCGTTGTGGTCCTCTTCGCCTTACTTACCGAGGGCCGTGGCTGTCGCAGTGCGGGCACGTCGAGCCTTGAGCCCGCCTCGTGCGTTGGGGATGCGCAGTGCTGATGTCCGCTTGTCGTGCTTCTCAAACCAGTCGAGCAGCGGCTGCACGGTGTCCAGGCGTGGCGAGCACTGGCCCGCATGGATGCGGCTTACGGTGGCCTGTGGCACCCCGCTCTCCTTAGCGATGCGGTTGTGCTGGCCAGCGAGTTCAGACAAGCGCCTGCGGAGGTAGTCGTAGATCGGTTCTTTGTTCATGGCCCCCTGAGTGTATCCGTATCCGGATATTTAATCAACCACATCCGGATATCCATTTATGGAATCATTGGAACCATGGAATCTCTACGACAACGACTTGCCCGCTTGATGCGGGAACTGATGGGCACAACGCTCGTGGACACACAGACCAAGGTGTCCGCGAAGGCGGGTGTGTCGCAATCCACAGTTCAGCGGCTGCTGTCGCTGGAACAGGCCGCGACCGTGGACCTCTTGGAGTCGTTGGCCAAAGCGTTTGGCGTCAAAAATGCGCAGTACCTGCTGCTTGAGCGTGAGGAAGCAAAACTCTTATCACTTTGGTCGGGTCTCAATGCCGAGGACCGGCAGACCGTTCTGGGCTTTATTCAGATGAAGGCCCAGGTCAAACCCGTGCACGATCTACCAGCGCAACTCAGCTTCGATTCCGGCACGCCGGTGTCGCCCGAGTTGCGCGCTGCGTCGAAGCGGGCATCGGTGAGGAAGCCGGGAACAGACTCCCTGAGCAACCAATCAGATGACAAGGCAAGATCCACCACACCACGCGCACGGCGCAAGGCTTGACACCGTTCACAGCTTTCAACCCCACCCCGAGCGCATCAAGCGCATCCGCGACTGGCACCAGGCGCAAGCCACCGCCGAGCAAGTCCCTGTCGCGCTCTTGTCCCTGGGCATCACCGACTGCGGGCAGGTCAAGACCACCGGCCTGGCCATCGAGCCAGAGCACGCGCTGATCTTCCTGGCTGAGTTGGAGTCGGTATCTGTTCGCCTGCGCGCCTTTGTCCAGGCCAAGCGCACGCCGACCGTCCCACCGGCAGACATCCTCCCTTTCGAGCGCAGGGCCTAGCGCCCTACCCCCTCGATCAAGCGTTGCCGTGGAGACACGGCGGCGAAAAATATCCGTTGACGAATATCCGGATACGGATATACTTGGACACATCAGGAACTTTCAAAGGAGTCAGGAATGGAAAAAGTGCCCTACCTCTACCGCCCCATCGCCATGTACGGCGGCAAGGTGCTCAAGTGCTGCGGTATCGCCACCGAAATCAGCCGCGCCATTGTTTCGGACCAATCGGTCGGCCTGGGACTTGTGAAAGACGATGCCCTCATGACCAACGGCATCGTGGTCGAGACCAGCGAATACAAAGGCGACCGGATCTATGCGGAAAGCCTGGAGCCTTTCATTGCAGGAAGCCTGCAACCTTTCGTGGAGCAAGCAGCATGAGGAACTTCACCAACACCGCCCCCGCCTTCCAGGCTCAGATCAACGCCCTCGGCATCGTGGCCAACATGACAGGCGAGGAAGTCTTCGCACTCTGGCGCAAGTACAGCGCTCAGTGCACAAACTACGACCAGTCGCCCGTCATGTTCGAGTTTGTCCAGTGGTACGCCGCCGAGCTTGGCGGAAACCAGCGAGCACTCCAAGACGCTCTCGATCAAATCGAAGCAGTGCTTTGACTTGCCCACCAATAACCGCATCCGGATATTTGCCATGAACTTTGAAGAACAAATGAACCAAGGCGGCCCGCTCTTCTGGGCCGTGACCGTGGCCAGCGCCAGCGTGGCGTACCTGGCCTTGTGGGCTGTGATGGCCCTGCCTGATGTCCTGGGGGTCGCATGAGCCTCGAAAACAGACAACCGGGCCAGGACGTGTACCTGGGCGATGGCGTGTACGCCAGCTTCGATGGCTTTCAGATCTGGCTGGCAGTCAATCACCACGAGAACCGGGTGGTGGCCATCGAGCCCAAGGTGATGGAGAACCTGGTGCGTTACGCCACCGCCTTATGGCCCGAGGTCAAGCGCCTTCCCGCTGATGACACAGAGGGGGGTGCGACATGACCGATCAGCACTTCAAGTTCATTGAGTTCAACCCACGGCGCGCAATGCGCGGCGCAGAAGCGGCGCGAGTTGAGGTTGACCAAGATGGTGAATGGCTCTGGATGAGCAAGCGAGACATCAAGGCCAACATGAAAGATTTTGGCGCTCATCCAGAACTACAAAAGGCGCTCGATGCTTACGGGGCGTTTGCATGAGGCAATACGACGACGCCCTCCACATGATGGAAGTACTTGGCGGCTCTTTCGTCAAAGCGCTGGCCGACCTGTACTACATGGCCGACAGCACGAACAAGCCGCGCGTGCGCGCAGCCTTCCCCGAGTACTTCGAGAAGTACGAGGCCATGTACCGCCAACACCGTGAGCAGGTGAAGGGGCAAGCATGACCGAGATCTCTACCCGAGTCGCAGGCATCCCCTGCATTGCCAGGGTCACGCACTTCTACCGGCAACGCCCGTGGCGTGGGTGTGCCTCTACATGCCCCAGCGACATGGACTGGTACGGCTACACCGAATGCGAGTTCGACATCCTGGATCGGCGTGGCCGCCCTGCCCCATGGCTTGAACGCAAAGCCACAGATGCCGACCGCGAGCGCATCACCGAAGAAATCGAAAACCAACTTGGAGACTGACATGCAACGAGTCACACCCTACGACACCGGCAAAGTGAAGATCGGTTGTCACTACCAGCCGCAACCGCGCATCGACATGAGCGCCGACATGGAGCGCCTGCAATCCGGCCTGCTTCGCTATCGCGGGCCACGGATCGACATCGATGTGCGCCAGATCCTGGAGCGCACCAGCTACGCCGCATCGGCCTGCATCGCTTTCATCTCCCTTCTCATCATCTTCAAACCCCAGTAATCGCAATGGCAACAAAAACAAGAATTGCAAAGGGGGCTGCCTGGCCCCACAAGACGCCCGTCAACAAGCAGGACGTGAACCTCGACGCAGTGCAGAAGTGCACCGACCCCTACCGGCCCGAGCGCATCGTCCAGCGTCACAAGTACGACGAGCTTTTCGCCAACGTCAAAGAGGGCGACTGCTTCCGGTGCCCAGACGCCAAGACCACGGCAGCCGTTGCGCGTGCCCTGCGCATGCACTTCAAACGCAATGGCTTGGATGGCGTCATCCGCCAGAACGTCAAAACTGATGACGGTGTGTGCCGTGTTTGGGCGGTCAAGGTATTCAAGGAGCAGCGCGCATGAACTGCTGCGACGAGTATTGCTCCAGCCATGGCTGCAACCAGGGGCGCGACTGCCCTGCGAGGGGGCCTGCGAAGGTGGCCAAGGTCAAGAGCAGTAAACCCCGGTACGCCAGCACGCCAACCCAGGCGCAGCACACTGCGCGCCTTCGCATCTTGGCCAAGTGGATGCTGGCGGTCCTGGCCATGCTTTTGATCTTTGCCATCGTCGTGGGCATCGCGCCCAGGTCCAAGAGCATGCGCGTGCCCTGCGACCTGGCCGAGATCAGCCCGGACCTGACACCGCAACAGCGCGAACTGTGCCGGGGCATGCGGAGGTTGAGCGTATGACCGCCCTACCCTATGACGTGACCCGGTGCAGGCCTCAAGCGGCCAGCATCCAGTGCGCCAACTGCAAGCGCTGGGCAGATCATCCCGAACAGGTTTTCGGGAGCATCACGCCCCTTGTCAACGCAACTGGTCCGCGAGATCCAGCATGCGTGTACGTGCCCATCAGCCTGCTACCGGAGGCTGCATGAGCTTTGTGAAGAACCCTATTGCCATGCGCGATACACCCCGCAACGCTAGGCCGTTCAAGTTGTGCGACTGGTGCGAGACCAGGCGAGCACCCGAGGGGGGCATGGACATGGGCAGAGGCCGGTGGATGTGCGCCGAGTGTTGGAACCGTAGGGCAATCAAGAGGGCTGGCAAATGAGCGCAGGTATCAAAGCGTGCCCACCCGACACGCCAGAGCACCACATACGCATGGCGCGCATCTTCATCCATCAGGCGCGCGAGACCATTCACCGAGATTGGTTCTTCACGCTCATGGCCTGGGCGGCGGAACGCCGCAGGCGTGCAGCACAACTCAAGGCTGCTGGCCCAGCACAAAAGGACCTATTTGCATGAGCCTCGATACCGACATCCGCAACTTGTCCAAGTGGCTAAACGAGGAACAGGCTGCGCCTATCGACCGCTCCGCCCTGGCCAGGCTGATGGCCTGGGCGCAGTTGGCCAACAAGCCCGCCGCCTGGGTCTATCCCGAGTTCTTCGAGCGCATCGAGGAGGCCGGGTGCTGGACCGCCTACGCAGGTGATGGGGTTGGCCAACACCCTGACGGGGTGGAGCGCATCCCACTGTTTCGCGGCCCGCCCAAGCCTTCATCGTTTCCAGCCGAAGCCGCAGCCTTCAAAGCCTGGTTCGATGCCTGGTATGTGGGTGATGGCGAGCAAGGCGAAACCATCCCAGGGCAGTCAGACCCGCATTTTCTGACCTACCTGGATCAGTACACCCTGGGCTTTGGTGCCTGGATGGCGGCCAAGCATGCGGCGAGGGCGGGTACGTGAACGCCAGCGACCCAGGCAGTAAGGACTGGTGGCGCGTGGTGCAGACCATGCCGCCCGAAGAGGCCTTGATCTGCCTGAACGACTACCGCGCAGCGCTGGTCATCTACAACATCGGCCACCCCCAGTACGTCACCGCCGCCGCGATGCTGGTCAAGGTCAACGCCGAGATCAAACGATTCAACCGAATCATCGACAGCGGACGCTGGTACCGGGCATGCAAGAACGTGCTGCCGCCCGAACAGTTTGATGCCGTGCTAATTGAAAAGCGCCTCCTGGAGGACCAGGAGCGCGGACCTGTGAGGACCGTATGAGATCCCTTCTCGCTTACCTTGCCATCGTCGCCGCCATCTTTGGCGGCATCTACATCAAGTCTTGGCAGTGCCAAGAACTTTTCCCGCACGCCAACCAGGTGGCGTGCCTCTTCTGGAAGTGACCCATGCACATCATCATCTACACCAAAGACCACTGCCCCAACTGCACAACGGCCAAGCAGCTGCTGGCCGCCAAGGGCATGCAGTTTGAAGAGCGATACATCGAGGTGCCGCTCTGGTTTGAGACCTTGAACATGCTGTACCCCGAGGCGCGCCAGATGCCTCAGATCTTCATCGATGGCCAGCGCGTGGGTGGGCTGGCTGGTCTCCAAGCCGCGCTCAAGCAACTGGAGGCGCAGTCGTGATCGCTTTCATTGCTGGCTTGTTCATCGGTGCCGCGCTGGGCATGTTGACCGCTGCCCTGTGTGTGATCTCCAAGACCGACGACTGACGCCCATGACCAGGTGCCAAGCTGCGCAAAATCATGCTCATCCCAGCGTGACGCACCGACCAACTGATGTACCGCAGACCGCCCAAGAAGAACCCTTACGGCAACCCCATTGCCAAGGCCATCATCAAGCAGGAACTGACCAGCCAGATCCTGAACCACAAGATCCGCCTGTACATGATGCAGGCCGGAGAGCCGTGCGATGCCCTGATGGAGGCCACGGGCAGTTCTATGGCCATGGTGGGCTACGCCGCCGAACTGGAGGCCGCAAAGCCTGGCAGCACGTTCAGCCGCGAGGACCCCAAGCTGCGCATTCTTCGCGGCGGGCTGTCCGCCTGCCAGCAAATGCTGCTGGCCAACCGCTGGGACCCATTGCAGGCCACGTCCATTGCCATGGGCATCGATGCCACCGTCGAGCTTGTCCCCCTTGTGAGCCCCGAAAGCCTGGCCAAAGCCATCAAAGCCCTGTCGTAGTCCGGCGAGGCGCAAAAAAAATTTGCACCTGAATATCCATATACGGTTGCATTGTTATCCGTATGCGGATATGATCGAGGCGTGTCAGGAACTTAAACAGGAGTCAGGAACCATGAACCAAGCCCAGATCGAAGCAGTGGCAAATGCCAATGCCTTCCTCAACAACGCAGGCCTGCCGCTTATCGAAGAGCGTGTCTTGCAGGTCCAAGTCAAGAACGTGTACGGCAAGGCCACCGTCTACCCGGCCAACGAAACCGCCGAGTTCTTCGCGGCGATTGCTGGCACCAAAACCCTCGCGCCCGTTGTCCTGGCCTATGCCAGACGGTTGGGCTTCGACATCAAGCAAGTCGAGGCCTACCAGATTCCGGGGGTGCAGTGATGTGGGGCGCACGCAGCAACAAGGGCGCAGCCCTTACCCGCAAAGCCAACAAGGCCCTCAAGGGCCTGGTTGAGTCTGTCAAGGTCAAGAGCGGCGGGTACACCAACATGGAGTGCGGTGAAGTCAGCGGTCCCGAGATCGAGCCTCTGATGTTCGCTCGCCAGATCCTGATCGATGCAGGCATCGAGTGCAGCGAGATCCAGACGTTCAAGAACATCGGGCCTCGCTTCTACATCCAAAACGCCAAGGTGGCCGCATGACGCTCATTCAACGCCAAGACCGCATCGTGCGCGCATTGGAAAGGATCTATCGGCGCGCCCGGCAAAACCCCGGCCAGCGCTCCAAGGCCGTGCGCCTGCTGATGGAGTTCAACGCCAAGCGCATGGCCTTCGCGGGCTATTCCGCCATCGAGGCCCGCGCCAGCTTCAACCAGTGCGCCGACATGGCGCGCCTCAACAGCATGTGCGGGCCTTCGCTCGCCCAGCAATAACCGCATCCGGATTTTTCAACCCAACGTCAAGGAGTGACGCAATGAACGCAGTAACGCAAACCGAAGCCCAGGCCCTTGAGGTCATCGAGCAAGGCCACGACCGAAGCAAGTACCTGGGCGGCAGCGACATCGGCGCTGTCCTGGGCATCAGCCCATGGAGAACGCCCATCGACCTGTGGAAGGACAAGACCACGCCGCGAGTCGAAGGCCCGCGCAAGCAGGTTTTCACGCGAGGCGTGCGCTGGGAGTCCGTGGTCGCAGAAATGCTGGTCGAGCGCCTGGAGGCCGAGGGCAACAAGGTCCAGATCGTCAGCAGCAACAAACGCTACAAGGACCCGGAGCATGCGTTCATGGCCTCGGAGATCGACTTCGAGATCATCCTGAACGACGACACCGAAATCACCAACGTCGAACTCAAGACCGTTCACCCCTTCAAGATGCGCGAATGGGGCGAGTCGGGCAGTGACAACCTGCCCATTCACTACACAGCGCAGGTGATGTGGGGCTTGGGCCTGACGCGCCGCCAAAACGGCATCCTGGCCGCTCTCTTCGGTGCTGACGAACTGCGCACCTACCCGGTGGCCGCCGACCAGGAAACCATCGCGGCGATCCGCGCCCGTGGCTTTGAGTTCTGGACGCGCAATGTCCTGGGCGGTATCGCACCCGACCCGATCAACCTGGCGGACCTGGCCAAGATCTTCCCCAAAGAGGTTGACGACCGCCCTGCCCTGCTGGCCGACGAGCAGCTGGCCGCCAAGGTCATGCGCATGCGCGCCATCAACACCGAGATCAAGGCACGCGAGGCCGAAGCCGAGGCCTTGGAGTTCGAGATCAAGTTGGCCATGCGCGATGCCGGTGAACTGCTCATGCCCAACGGCAAGACCGCCATCAACTGGGTCAACAAGTCCGGCAAGTACCTGGACGAAGCCACCTTCAAAGAGCAGGACCCCAAGGGCTACAAGGCCCTGCAAAAAACCTGGGAGAAGCGTGTTTTCACGCTCAAGCAGTTCAGCACCGAAGGCCTGTAAGCCCGACAGATTAACCCACCCAAGAAAGGAAGCTCCATGAGCACTCAAGCCCTCAAACAAGTCGCTACCGGCAAAACAGCCGTAGCGCAACGCCGACCCGACACCATCGCGGGCCTGCTGGGAGACCCCAAGGTCAAGCAGCAAATGGCCCTGTGCCTGCCCAAGCACGTCACCGCAGACCGCCTGGCGCGCATTGCACTCACCGAGGTGCGCAAGAACCCGAAATTGGGCGAAGCCGATCAAGGCTCATTCCTGGGGGCGCTGATGCAGTGCGCGGCCCTGGGCATCGAGCCCGGTGGCGCACTTGGCCACGCCTACCTCCTGCCGTTCGACAACAAGCGCAAAGGCATCACCGAAGTGCAGTTCATCCTTGGCTACAAGGGCATGCTGGACCTGTCCCGCCGCTCGGGCCAGATCATGAGCATCGAGGCTCGCGCCGTGTACACCGCCGACCAATTCCACGTGTCGCTGGGCCTCAATCCTGATCTGACGCACGAGCCCAACTGGGACGCTGACGACCGTGGGGACCTGCGCTTTGTGTACGCCGTGGCCAAGCTCAAGGACGGGGGCACGCAGTTCGAGGTCATGAGCCGCAAGGAGATCGAGAAGATCCGCAACGAGTCTCAGGGCTACAAGACCGCCGTGAAGTACGGCAGCTCCAACCCTTGGATCTCGCACTTCGAGGAAATGGCCAAGAAAACCGTGCTGCGCCGCCTCTTCAAGTGGCTGCCAATCAGCATCGAACTGGCCACCGCTATCCATCAAGACGAGGCCGTGGACATCGGCATGCCGCAGGACAACCCGCTCACCATCGACCAGGAAACCGGCGAGATCACTGGCGGCACGCAAGAGCAGCAGCAGGTCCTGGCCAACGAGCCAAGCCAGGCCCTCCAGCCTGCAACCAACGAACACGCCGACTTTGTGGCCGCCATGGAAGGCGAAGAGCAGAAGGCGTAACGAATTGGCCGAAAGCGGATGCTGTTGGAGCGATTAGCGATCTACCAATGGACGCAGCGAGTAGGCCACCCATCACCAACCACCAGGAGCAAACCATGCACCCATCCCGTCCCGAATCGGCAGCCACAGACGTGCCCGAGTTCATCACCGACCTAGAGGGCGGTCTCTTTGAGATCGTTCTGTCCAAAGCCCTGAGCGATACCGCCGCCGCCGCAGTGGATCACAACAAGAAAGGCGAGGTCATCGTGAAATTCAAGATCGAGCAGATCCTGGGCACTCACCAGGTCCGCATCCAGCACGACCTGAAATTCAGCAAGCCCACCAGTATGGGCCGTGTGTCCGAAGAAACCAGCGGCGCGACCGTGCTGCACGTTGGCAAGTACGGCGCGCTGTCCCTGGCCCAGCCTCCCCTGTTCAGCCAAGACCAAAGCCAAAACCAAACCCGCATCCCCGGCGCTTGATGCCGCAGATCAACCCATAAGGAGAACCCAACATGTTCGACAAAGAGGCCATCGAAGCGATCAACGAAGGCACCGGTATCTACCAGGCAGTCAACGCCGTTGCCAAGGCGTTCAAGGACAACAAGGCCGCCGTAGCCCTGCCCGAGAAGTACAAGATCCATGACCTGGAGCCCTACCTGGATAACCGCCGCCGTGCCCGTGGAACGATGACCACCGAATCGGTGGCCGACTTCGCCAAGTACGTGCGCGAGCACAAAGAGGCCGGAGCCAGCGTGTTCGTGGAGGCCGATAGCATGCAGGCCGTGGCCGTACTGAACCTGGGCACGCCCACGACACCGGGCCACACCGACAACCGCGCCAAGCTGGTCATGCGCAAGACCGCCGCCTACACCGCGCTCAAGGCGCATGCCAGCGGCCAGGGCATGACCCAGGCCAAAGCCGCCGAGTTCATGGAGGACTGGCAAGACCTGATCGAGTGCTACGCAGACAGTGAGGCCATGGGCACGCACAAGGCCATTGCCGCCGTGCGCGACATCACCATCGAGGCCGCCAAGAAAGTCGAAAGCCAAGAGCAGCAACTCAGCGCAACCCGTAGCGCGTTGGAAAGCGTCAAGGCCAGCAGCAAGCACACCCTGCCCACGCACATCTATTTCAAGTGCGAGCCTTTCGCAGGCCTGCAAGAGCGCACTTTTGTGCTTCGCCTGGGCATCCAGACTGGCACCGACAAACTGGGCGTGGTGCTGCGCATCGTCAAGCAGGAAGCGCACGACGAAGAAATGGCCAACGAGTTCGCCCGCAAGGTCGATGACGCCCTGTTGGGCTGGAGCGTCCCGGTACTGGTCGGCTCCTACGCAAAGGCATGACGGACATGAACAACGAACAGCAAATTGAGCAAACCCTCCAGGACAAAGGGCTCAATGCCCCACGCCTGAGCCCTGACGACATCAACGCAGTGATCGTGCACGAGCAGTATTACGTGTTCCCCGGTACCACCGTGACCGTGTGCTGCCTGACACTGCGCAACGGCTTCAACGTCATTGGCCAAAGCGCCGCCGCCAGCCGCGAGAACTTCGACGCCGAGATCGGTCGGTCCATCGCTTACGGTGATGCCCGCGAGAAGATCTGGCAACTGGAGGGCTATCTGCTCAAGCAGCGCCTGGCAGGGGGTGAGGCATGAGCGACTTCACCCTCAACCCCGATCTGATTGTCCAGGCCGCCGAGGTCTTGCAGCGCCAATGTCACGGTGCTGCCGATGCCGCTGGCTGGTGGCATGACCTTCAAACAGGCGAAAGCATCACAACAAACCCGTACTGTTTCAGCAACAAGCTGTGCTTGATTCACAGTGAAGTCAGCGAATCCATGGAGGGTGACCGTAAGGGCCTGATGGATGACAAGCTGCCACACCGCCCCATGCGTGAAGTTGAACTAGCAGATGCAGTCATCCGCATCTTTGACCTGGCGGGCGCTTACCGCATGGACCTGGCTGGTGCCATTGCCGAAAAGATGGCATTCAACGCCAGCAGAGCAGACCACAAGATCGAAAACCGCGCCGCAGAAGGCGGCAAGAAATTCTGAAAGAAAACCATGAGCGCAACACGCCCCTACATCGTCACCGACAAAGCCGGTGCAACCCGCTTGGTGCAAGCCAGCAACCAAGCCCAGGCCCTGCGACACGCAGCCATCAACCAGTTCACGGTACGCGCCGCCACTGCCAATGAGGTCCTGGAACTCATGACAAGTGGCGTCCAACCCGAAGTGGCCAGCCAGGAGGTGGCCACCCAAGACAAGGAGCAACCCGAATGCTGAACAAGGCCCAGCTTATCGGCAGGCTGGGCCGTGATCCGGAGGTCCGGTACATGCCCAGTGGCGAGGCGGTCTGCAACTTCTCGATGGCCACCACCGAGAAGTGGAAGGACAAGGCCAGCGGAGAGGTCAAGGAAGAGACCACCTGGCACCGCATCACCGCCTTCGGCAGACAAGCCGAGATCGTGGGCGAGTACTTGAAGCAGGGCTCGCTGGTGTTCATCGAAGGCAAGATGACCCAGCGCAAGTACCAGGACAAGGACGGGGCCGAGAAAGTCTCGCACGAGATCCGCATGCAGGACATGAAGATGCTCAGTAGCCGCGAAGGCGGGCAAGGCGGGCAAGGCGGGCAAGGCGGGCAAGGTAGCAGCGGCAATGCTGGCCAACCTGCGCAGCGCCCTGCTGCTGGCCAGGCATCCGGCCAGGCGCGCCCTGATCGCCCGCCCGTGCAGCGCAGCGGCTTTGACGACATGGATGACGACATCCCTTTTGACTAGGTGGCGCGTGCCCACCCTAAAAACACGCAACCATCCAGCCCACCCACCGAGACCCATCCATGAGCGAACAAGACCAGCAACTCACCTTCACCGGCAGCCCAACAACGATTGGCACCGACATCTTCATCCAGTGCGTGATGCCCATCATCAAGCAGGTGCAGCAGCAACCCACGGCCAACGCCAAAAGCGTTGCGCAGTTCTACTCCGGGTTCATGGCCGCCCTCAGCGGCTGCATTGCCGCCGACTTCGACAAGGGCATCGCGGTGGAAATGCTGCGCGGCACCGCCGACCGGCTGGAGCGCACCGACCTACCAGGAGAGGAAGCTGTGCCTCACTGAGGCATCGGCTTGTCATCAAATACCCGCATCCGGATAAACAATGACCAGACTCATCAACCGCAAAACTCTTCTCGGAATGATCCCGCTGTCTGAGCGGGCGATCTACGACATGGAGCAGCGCGGCGACTTCCCGCGCCGCATTGCCCTCACCAGTCGCAACGTGGCGTGGCAGTTGGACGAGGTGGAGGCCTGGATTCAGCAGCGCAAGCTGTCTGGCGTCCAGGCCATGCGCCCAGGCATCACGCCGCAGGCTGTGGCCGCTTGAGCGTCCACCCGTCGATCATGTCTGCCCAGTCCTGCAACATGGCCGTGCGCTGCTCGCGGTACTCGGCCTTGTTGTACACCGCCCTCACCCCCTTTTGTTCGTGGGCCAGGGCCTTCTCGATCCAATCCGTGTTGTACCCAGCCTCGTGCAGCAACGTGCTGGCCGTGCGCCGCAAGTCATGCGGCCCGAACTTGGCCAAGGCCTTCCCGTCCTTCTGTGCATTGGTGTAGACCACCTCCAGCACCCGGTTGAGCGTGGCCGAACTCATCGGCTTGTCGATGTCGTAGCGCGATGGCAGCACATAGTCTGAGCCCCCCGCAAAGGTCTTGAGCGCGATGAAGAAATCCAACGCCTGCCTGGACAAATAGACGTTGTGCGGATTGCGCCGCTTCATCCGCTCCTTGGGGATCGTCCAAACCCCCTCAGTGAAGTTGATCTCAGACCACTTGGCATCGGACAGTTCTGACTTGCGCACCAGGGTCAGCAGCAGCAGCTTGGCTGCCGCCCTGAACTGAGGGCCGGTGCCCACCGTGTCCAGGTACTGGTACATGATGCCGATTTCCTCGGGCGACAGCGCCCGCTCCCTGGGCTTGAACTTGGCGATGGCCGAAGGTCGCACCAGGTCGGCGGGGTTGTCCACCTTCTTCCCGCGCTCAGAGGCCCAGCGGTAAACCTGCATCACGATCTCGCGCACGTGCACAGCGGTGGCCGGTGCGCCGCGCTCCACGATGGTGTCTGTCAACAGCCGCAGATCCTCGTGCGTGATTTCTTCGAGCAGCTTGGCCGCGAACTTGGGCTTCAACTCGCGCTCATAGACCGAGCGGCGCATGTCGCGGGTGGAGTCGGCCATCTCGTAGCCGCGCAGCCACTTCTCAGCCCATGCGCCAAAGGACTTGGCATCCTTGACCCGCGCCTTGTCGCGGGCCTTCTCTCGCGCCGGAGATCTGCCATCGGCAATCATCCGCTTGGCCTCGTGCAGGCGCTCGCGGGCCTCAGCCAGCGTGAGCCCGCCCGTGCCGTATCGGCCAATGGTCAAAGTCTCCTGGCGACCGTTGATCGAGTAGTTGTAGCGAAAGGACACCGCACCGGCAGGCGTCACCGCCACATACATGCCATCGCGGTCGGGCACCTTGTACAGCGACTCCTTGGGCTTGAGGTTGCGCAGCTTGGTATCGGTCAGCATGGCGCACCCCTCAAATCAATGCCCAATACCATGATTTTTATGGTCACTCCAGGAACTCCTTTCCTGTTCAAAATCAACGACTTACGCCGTTTCAATACCATGCGCCTGTGGATAAGTGCCGCATGGTATTCCGAAAATGGATATGGTATCAGGTAAGCGGTACCACGTGCCATGCCATCGGCAGGGCCTGCTTGGTGGGTCAAGTTGCTGCCAGTCAATGCCGAACAGCGGACGCAAAAAAGCCCGCTGTGGTGCGGGCTTAGGGGTGTTTTGCGCCTTTCAGTGCCTGGCGCTGCCAGACATAAAATCATTCCCATTCAATTCTCAATAGCACCGCTAAGTGCTTGAATTGCTTGGTTTTGTTGCAGTGCAACACAGGGCGATACCATGAATGATGCCATGCTCGGAAGTCCTCTACAAGACAAGGGCGTGCATCATTCGGACACGATCTGCACGAGATAACGAGATTCTATCAAGCGCGAAGATCAATTAGGTGGACGGGCGCGCAGTGCGCCCGCCCTCCCCCGTCACTTCACCTTCTCGGCCAGGTCTCGCATGATCTTGGTCTTTTTCTGGACCTCGACCTGCACGGCCTCCTGGAACTCATCTTGGGAGATCCGGTTGGTCTGACGCTGGCGCTTGAGTTGGGCGATGTTCTTCTCGACCTCAGCGATCTCGGCCTGGGCCTTGGCGTTGAGGTTGCGGCGCAGAACGTCAGCCGGGTAGCTGCCCAGCTTCACCCCGAAGGATGAAGCCACGGCCTGGGCCACCGACATTTCACGCCCAAACGGATCGGTGCGGCCCTGGGTGGCCTCCACCACGCCCGTGGTGGCGTAGGTGCCCGGCAGGCCCAGCACATTGGGCGCAAAGGCCTTGTACAGGTGATCGGCCACCTTCTCGGCCTTCTGCAACGGGGTGTCGGTGTCCAGGGTAATCGGTTTTCCGGTGAATGCCGACTTGTTGAACACCACTTCGCCAAACAGCACCAGCGGACCGCCAGGCATCATGCCCGGCAGGACCGGCACGGCAGCTTGGCCAGCGCCCACGTCAAACACATCGCCTACCGGGATGAAGCGGCGGATGTCCAGATAGACCGGCGAGCCGTGCTGATCGTTCCAGGGCATGCGGATGAGCTTGGGCACCATGCCCCAGATCTTCCCGGCCTTCTCTTCGGGCAGCAGCTTGCGCTCTTCATCGTCGCCATCGCCACCGGCCAGCATGCCGCCCAGCGCGTTGAGCGCACCGGCCAGCATCATCAGCTTCATGAGCTTGTGCGGCTTCTTGCCCGCGATCTCGGCCAGCATGGGCACAGCGCGGTAGGTGAAACTGATGAACGGCCAGGCCGACTGGCGCATCGCCTGAATCCACGGGGCATTGATGTGGTAGTCCAGGAATGAGCGGCGCGAGGCCTTGCCTGCATCGATGTCGGTTGCGCCTTCTTCCTTGGCCTTGAGCCAGGCAGCCAGGCGGAAAACATCGTCCTCGGCCTGGTACAGGTCGATCAGGCTGCTTGCCTCGGTACCGATGGCCTTGCCGGGCTTAGATCCCTTGAAGGCCTCCCAGGCTGTCGGGAAACGCAGCATCAGCGCGTTTTGCAGCGCCGACATCACGCCCACCTCAGCCTGGGCGGACTGCGCACCAGTGGCGGCCAACTCCTGCTCCAGCTTGGCCAACAGGGGCTCCAGCTGGTCCTTGGCGATCTCGTTCGTCACCCATGAACCCACATCACCGCCCGAGTCGGTGTAGCGGTTCAGGATCTCGCGGGCGGCCTCGCGGTCGGCAATCCCGGCCTTGGCCAACTGGTTGCCCAGGTTGCCCAGCGCGCCCTTACCCTCACGCTGGCTGGCGGCCAGGATCAGGCGCAGGGACTTGGCCACGTGAGCCGCGCCCACGTCATGCCAGTCGGCCATGACGAAGTTGGACATGACGTTGTTCATGTGCACGGCAGGCGACAGTGCGGTCTTGGCGGTTTTCCACATGCTCAGGATCTGGGCATAGGTGTCACCGAAAGGCTTGAACTGGCCATTGACCACCTGGCGCAGGTCATTCCAGACCGGGCCAGGCAGGTAGCGGCCAGCGAGCTTGCCGTACTTGGCCACGTTGGTGCCGCCGATCTTGGTGTCGGGCACGCGCACCCACTCGCCGGGCTTGAAGGTGTCGCGGTACCGCTCAGAGGCCTCCACCACCTCGCCGGGGATGGTCTCACCTTCTTTCATGGCGTAGCTGTGCGCCATCCACTCCAGATAGCGGCCCACCTCCACGTCATGGATCATGCCGTGCAGTGTCTTGGCGATGGCAAAGCGGGCCTCATCGATCTCGCCCATGGATTCGCGCTCGTCCTTGGTGAAGTCGCGCCAGAAGATGACGTTCTCGCCCTTAACGTCCCGCACCTCGAACGTGCCAGCCTTGGACCATTCCGAGTACTGGCTCGGGATGGTTTCACCGGCTGGCCAGTACGCCACCTCCAGCAGCTTGCCCAGGGCCTTGCCTTCCATGCCTTCAAGCGGCTTGGTGCCCTCGCCCGATGCGGCGCGGCGCTCCAGGCGCACGAACTTCTCGCCCTTGAGACCTGCATCGGCCTTGCCCTTGACCAGCTTGCGGCCCCACCACTCGGGCGCTGTGTTCTTGAGCTTGGCCATGGTGGCGGCCTCGGTCAGGCCCCGGCCCTTGTACTGGTCGCCCAGGATGGAAATCACACGGGCGCGCTTGGCTTTCTCGCCAGCGGTCTGCTCCAGGATGTGCTTGGCGTAGCTGCGGCGCAGGTAAGCGAACTTGTTGGCCTCGTAAGCCTCTGGGCTCAGTTGGCCAAGTCGGACAGCCTCACGCGAGAGCTGATCGATCATCTTCTGCACGTCCTGCAACACCTTCACCGATTCCTCGGGCAGGCCTTGCATCATGGACACATAGGCCTTGGGGTCGGCACCGTCCATGTTCATCCACTCGTAGGCCACGCGAGACTCTTCGCGGGTCAGGGTGGAGAGCTTTTCGATCAACTCGCCAGCCTTGCGCAGTTGGACACGCTGGCGGCCTTGCAGCAGCACGCGCTGATCGATCACCGCCTGGGGCACGCCATAGTCGGCAACCACGCCCGCCTTGATGGTCTCGGGGGTGTAGCGGTCCAGCAGGTAGCCCGCCCGGTCGTAGATCGCGCCGGTCAGGCGCTCGATGCCGGTGATCCGGGTCAAGCCCTTGGCCAAGGCATCCAGCGGGGCGCGGCTGCCTGCTTTCTGGCTCAGGATCTCGTCGGCGCGCTCGCGGGCATCCTTGCGGCGCGAAAGCATCACGCCACCCTCTGCCGGGTTCTTTTCGCGCCACTTGGCGGCCAAGCGCTCAAACAGCGGGTAGTCCTTGGCCAACATGTCCTCGACATCAGCAAAGCCTCGGGCGCGGGCCTCGGTTTGCAGCCACTTCTCCTGGCGCTCGATGTCATCCTTGAGGGTTGTGGACAGGCGGGTGTCGCCCATGTACCCCACTCGGCGCTCGGGGCTCTTGCCCGCCACGTACTCGCGGGCACCGCGCACCAGTTCAGCGACAAACAGGTCGGCACGCTGCTGCTGGGTCAAACTGCCTTCCAGCAAGTCGCTGAGTTTGTTGGCCAGGTTCGTGAAACCATGCTCCAGCAACCAGTCGCGCACCATGACCGTGACCTTGCGCCAGCCCTTGAGCTTGGCCAGTTGGGCGGTCGGGATGTCCACAATAGCCTCTTCCACGGCCTCGGCAGTGGACATCTTGTTGCCGCGCTTCTGAATGTCGAAGGCTGCCCGGCGCACGTTGGCGTTGTTGGCGTACACCAGCGCCATGGCGGTCTTGAGGCTATCGCCCAGCAAGGCGCGCAGGCCATAGTGAGCGGCCTCATGCTCAAGCAGCACGTGCTCTGCGCGGTTCATGTCAGAAAGACCTGATGCGAACAGGTACAGCGCGCCCTCGTGGAATGCGCCTTCAACGTCATCCCAGGCGTCCTGGCGGATGATGTACTCGCGCAGGCCCTTGGGTGCTTTGCTTGGATCTGCCAGCACCGTCACCTTGGGCATGTTGGGCATCTTGGCCTTGACGCCGCGCACCATGGCATCCAGGGCATCGACGCTCACGCTGCCAGAGGCTGCGCCAGCGCCGCGAGCCAGTCGGGTGTCCTCGGCGGGCTTGACCTCTGACGCCTCGGTGGCCATCCAGTCCTCGGCAGCCCCGCCATTGGTAGAGACTGCCTTGGTGATGGCCTCATCGGCGCTGGTGGCCTGCACATCGAAGCCCAGGCCAGAGGCCTTGTTTTCCACGCGCCAGGTCTTGGGCTTGGAATCGAGCGCGATCATGGTTTCCAGATCGTTGGCTTCCTTCACCTTGTCGGCCAGCATGCCAGCCATGGGGAAGGGCGACTCCAAACGGCTGGCCAGCGCATCGATCTGGGCCTTGGCCTCGGTGATGCGCTCGCGCATCTTGGCGGGCAGGCGTGCCACATCCGCCACCGCGTTTTGCGCACGCATGGCCACGCCGATGGCGCTGGTACCGGCGTCAGCGATCAGCAGCAGGGGGTCAGGCGTGCCCAGCATCACCTTGGTCATGAACTGGCCTGCAACGGTCTCGCCGCCGAAAACGACAGGGAAACCGGAGATCTCGCCAATGGTCATGGGCTTGGTCTCGCCCTTGGCGGTCAGGTCCTTGTACTTGGCGATCAGGACTTCGGCCCAGTCGGCGCGCTCGGCCAGGGTCTTGCCCATGACCTTGGCGCGGAACTTGTCGCCAGACAGGTCCTGCACCATGGCGGCCATCTTCTCGGCCTCGGGCATGCGCTTTTCGTTGAACTCCACGGTTGTGCGCGCCATGTCGTACTGGGACTTGAAGCGGGCGCGCTGGTCCTCGTGGGCGCGGTACAGGCGCTGGAGTTTTTCGATCTCGGCGCGAGCCCCTGCCAGTTGCAGGATGCGCGGATCTTCGGCCACCATGGCAGCGGCCAGGTCGTACTGGCTTTGGCTGTCCAGATCCTCCAACTCGCGCAGGTTCGCGTCACCGCTCAAGGCCTGATCGATGAAGAACTGTTTGGATGCGAGCATCTTCCACATGTTCTCGTCGTAAGTGCCCTTGGCGGCGTAGGCGTACAGCTGCACCAGCGGGTTCTTGTTGCCCTGGCGCACGATGCGGCCTTCGCGCTGCTCCAGGTCAGCCGGGTACCACGGCGAATCCAGGTGGAACAGGGCTTTGAGGCGTTGCTGTGCGTTCACGCCCGTGCCCATGTTCTTGCTGGAGCCCACCAGCAGGCGCACCCGGCCAGCGTTCACGTCCTTGAACAGCTTGAGCTTGTCCGCCGACTTCTTGTAGTCGGACATGAAAGCCACCTGATTCATGGGCACACCAGCATCGCGCAAGCGCTTCTCGAACCAGGCGCGTGCATTGAAGCCGCGATTGGCGGCCACGCCCTCCCCAAAGCCCAGGTCAGAAAACACCATCGTGGCCGCGCCCTTGTTGGGCTCGACGTTGCCCGCCTTGTCTCGGTACTCCATGTCCTTGGTCTCATCCAGGACACGAATCACGTCATCGATCATGCGGTTGAGCTTGGAGTCCGGGTCACTGGGCAGTGTCGGGTCCATGAAACGCATGTCGATGGCCGCCAGGCGGCCATCGCCAATGATGCGGATCATCGGGTCAGGGTTGTTCGGCTCGTCCTTGGTCGGCTTCCAGGCGCGGGACTTCTCCACACGGGCAGAGAGTTCAGACTGGTACCCGTCGTAGGCCTCGGTCTTGGGCGTGACGATGATCCTGCGAGATCCACCCTCCACTTTCGGGCGCTTGTCGCCCAGCAGTGCGGCCAAGGTGTCCGAGGTCAAAACGTCCGCATACTCGCGGAACATCTGGGTCAACTCGGGCACGTTCACAAACTTGCTGAACCGGGTCACGGGCTCATACTTGCCAGCGGCATTGGGCTCCAGCACCGTGCGCTCGCGCCCGAACATCGAGGCCCAGGAATCGAAGTCCTCAATGCCGCGATCTTCCAGGGCCTGGCGGTCCATGAACTTCTGCACCGTGTACAACTCGGCCAGGGTGTTGGTCACGGGCGTGCCCGATGCCAGGACCAGCGAGCGGCCCGGATTTTTCTGCTCCAGGTAGCGGGCCTTCATGAACAGGTCAAAGGAACGGGCAGAGCCTTGCGGGCTGATGCCCTTGACCTGGCGCGAAGTCGTGAAATCGAGCTTGCGGAACTCGTGGGCCTCGTCCACGTAGAGCATGTCCACGCCCAACTCATCGAATCGGACGTTGGTGTCCTTGCCGGTCGATGCCATGGCAGCTTCCAGCTTTTGCTCCATGTTCTCGATCTGCTTTTCGATCTGCTTGATGCGTGGGGACTTCTTGCCGCCCTTGCCATCCTCGGCCTCGGCCTCTTCTAGGGCAGCGCGCATGTAGTCCAGCTGCTCCTCGATCATCTGGCGCTTGAATTCGGGGTCCAGGTCCAGCAGCTTGAAAGCGCTGTGCGTGATGACCACGCCATCGAGGTCAGACAGAGCCACACGCGAGACAAAGCGGCGGCGGTTGTCGGTGTGGAAGTTCTTTTCGTCGGCCACCATCAGGCGGGCAGCCGGGTAAAGCATCTGCCACTCGTGCGCAAACTGCTTGAGCATGTGGTTGGGCACCACGATCATGGGCTTCTTGATGAGGCCAAGGCGCTTTTGCTCCATGGCCGAAATGACCATCTGGAAGGTCTTGCCCGAACCCACGGCGTGCGCCAGGTAGGTGTTGCCGCGCTGGATGATGCGCCAGGCCCCGCGCTTGACGTGATCGAACACGCTGAACGCCTTGGAGGTGCCCGGCAGCGTCAGGTGGCGACCGTCAAAGGATCGCGGCACCGTGGTGTTGAAGGTGTCGTTGTAGATCCGCACCAGGCTATCGGTGCGCTCGGCATCCTTCCAGATCCAGTTGCCGAAGGCCTCGCGCAGCGCTTCGAGCTTTTGGTTGGCGGCTTCGGTACCGGCAGCATCAAAGACCGTGGTCTTGTCCTTGCCGTAGCCCTGGCTCTTGGTGATGCGGATGGGCCTGCCGGTCAGGGCATGCTCCATGATGTCCGTCACGTTGCGGTCAGCCGTGCCCCAGTCGGCGGTGGCCTGCATGGTCTTGCCGCCACTTGTCTCCTGAACAGACCATTGCTTGGTGCGCTCATTCCAGGACACCTCAGCACGCACACCGGCCAACTCGCGCAGGAATTGGCTGTACACAGCGCCGGGCACCCAGTTCATGCCAATGCCCACGTTGATCTGGCTCGGGGTCTTGGGCGCGGGCTGGGCAGCTTCCAGGGCGGCCACATTGCGCTCAAAGCGCTTGTCGGTCTTGGCAGCCGTGCGGGCTTCATCCAGTTTGCGCTTGACGTTGCCGCTCAAGTACTCGTCGGCAGTCACCCACCCAGCGGCAGGGTCCTCATAGATGGCAGAGCCCAGGGCCTCGATGGTCTCGGCCTCGGTCAACCCCACGCGCTGGGCGATCAGGGGAATGTCCACGTGCCCCACATCGTTGAGCGATGACAGCATCGCATCGACGGGGGTGTTGACGCTGGCGGCATCGGGCTTGCCCAGCACGCGCTCGGTCAGGAAGGCGCTGGGCTTGATCTCGCCCGTGTCCTCGTTGATGGTCTCCAGCGCCGCGACCAGGGTGTAATCCGGGTCATCCTCCAGCTTGCGCAGCAGGGTGTAGACGCGCACCTGGGTTTCATCGGTGTAGGTCTCGCCCGTGTCCTCATCGACCACCTTGGACTTGACGGACTTGAGCGTGAATTGGTTGATCTGGCCGTGCTTCTTGGTGAAGTCGGCATAGGCCTTTTGCAGCGCCTTGATGCTGGTTTCCCAATCGCCCTCGTTCAACTGGTCGTAGTGCGCCTGCTTGAGGGCATCGCGCAGCGGCACGAAGTCCTTGACCAGTTGCACATCGGCCTGCGAGCGCAGTTCCACGCGCTGGCCCACCCCACCCTCGCGCACCATCAGCGCGCCGGAGTCGCTGACGTAGTAGTTACCCTCTTTCTTGGCCTTGGGGTTGAAGTCGATCTCGCGGACCTTGGCCGCTTCGGCGGAAGATCCGCGCTCGGCGGTGTAGATGCCCTCGGGCAGGCGGTTGATCGCCTTGTCGAACAGGGCCTCGATGTCGCCATCGAGCGGCGCGACCGTGTATTCGCGGTCCTTGTACATGGAGCCCGCATCGGAGTGCGTGCCCAGCACCATGTCAGGGTTGGCCACGAAGTACTCGTTGATGTTGTAGTCGTTGCCGTTGACCTTGAGCGGCACCGACTTGCCCCAGGACTGCGCGCCCTCAAAGGTCTCGCCGGGCACTTTCTTGCGCAGGAAGATCACATCCGTGACCACCTCGGTACCGGCGTTTTGCTTGAAGGCGGTTTGCGGCAAGCGAATCGCGCCCACCAGGTCCGCCCGGTCGGCCAGGTACTGGCGCGCCTTGTCGTCGAGCTTGTCCATGGTGTAGCGGCTGGTGACGTACACCACCAGGCCGCCCGGCTTGGTGCGATCAATCGACTTGGCAAAGAAGTAGTCGTGCAGGCTGAATGCCCGCTTGGCGTACTCTGGATCGCTCAGGATCTTGGTGCCGGAGAACGGCGGGTTGCCGACCGACACGTCATAGAAGTTCTTGGGCAACTTGGAGTCCACGAACGACTCAACCAGGATGCGCTCGTCGGGAAACAGTTGCTTGAGGATTCGGCCCGTGAAGGAGTCGAACTCGATGCCGGTGTAGATCGAGTTGGCGGCCATGGCGGCAGGCATGAGGCCTGGGAACACGCCAATGCCAGCGCCCGGCTCCAGGATGGCCCCACCCTTGAAACCCATGCGGTCCAAGGCGCGCCACATCGAGCGCACCACTTCCTTGCTGGTGTAGTGGGCGTACTGGGTCGAGCGTGAGGCCTCGGCCCATTCCTTCTCGGACATGGACGCCTTGAGGCGGTTGCGCAACTCCACCCACTTGCGCACGCTGGGCTCGGGCTTGGCCTTGTCCAGCATCTCGCGGGTGATGTTGCCCGCCGTGTACCAGGTCAACTGCGGGTTGCGGTATTGCAGGACCCGGAAGGCAGGCGCGTACTCGCCATATCGGGCGTTTGTCAGGAACGGGCGATCACCCAGGGCGGCAATGGCCTCGTCGTAGTTGGTCAGTGCTTCGGCGGCCTTGTCCAGCTTGTCGCCAAACAGATTGTTGGCGATCTCAGACGCGCCCCAGCCAATGAACTTGGCCAGCTTCGCCTGCTCTTCACGGGTGGCCTGGCGGCCATCCTTCTCCAGCGACAGCAGCAGTTCAATGGCTTCGAGGTTCTGCTCGGCCTTCTTGAACCAGCTGCCCTCGTAGGTCAGGTCGGAGGCTGAGAAGGCGTAGTTTCGTCCGGACTTTGCGGGGATGTCCCGTCCTGCGGGAACTCCAGCATTTCGGCCAGCACGATCTCGCGGTTGAGGCTGCTTGCCGTTCGCATCCTGGCCGCGCACTCCATCGGCCCCAGCTTGTCCCACCCCTCCTTGATCCGCTGCGTTTGCGTCAGCGTCACCACCTGCGAAGAGATCTGATCCGCCAGGTCCTGGGCGTACTCGTTGAGTTGGCCGCTTGCCGCCAGGCTGCGATACAGCGCGGGTGCCTTCTCCTTGATCGCGTCCTTGACCAGCGTTATCGTTTGCATCTTGATCTCCAGGTTTCTCGCCAGTATATCCATTTCCGGATAATTGTGGTACAGTTGTGTCGAGAGGTGTTGAAATGAGAATCCCAGACGAATTCCCGGACGGTTGCCGTTTCGTACCGACCTTCGGCGGTGACTGGTTTGTTGAATTCCCTGATGGCAGGGTGTTCAAACTGGCCGACGATGGCGTGTCGCTTGCCCCTGCACGCGAGCTACCGGCTGGCGGCATATCGGTCAGCGCTGATCCGGCTGGCTTCTTGGCCGCCGCTGCAAACGCTGCATCGTAGAACTCGGTCATCGACTGACCAATCTCGCGCCCAAGTGGTGATTCCTTGGGCGCTTCTCTTTGTGCCTCGTACAGCTTGTGACCCTGGCCCTCTTTGGCAGCCAGCATCTGCGGCACGTTGATCTGGATCTCACCGATCACGCCGTTAGGCATCACCACGTTGACCAGCACATCGGCATAGCCTCCGTAAACCTGGCGATCTTCGGCGGGCAGTTCGCCGCCACTCCAGGTCATGGCAAATTCGCTGGTGCGGTTTTTTGGCTTGCGCAGGAGCTTGAATTCTTTTTCGATCTCGTCAAGCACCTGCTGGGCCTCGGCGTAAGACTGCACAACGATGGTTGATCGCAGCATGTCCTTCATGCCGCCAACATCGAAGTTTTCTTCAGTGACCAGCTTCTCCACAGACCGCTTCAATCCCTTGATGGGCGCGATCATTTGGCCGATGGCATTGGTGCGACCAGCGATGTCGATCACCTTCTGGTCATACTCTGCCTTCACATCCTCAGCCTTGCGAATGATTGGCGTCAGCATGCCCTCTGCGCGCTGACGCTCTTCATTCGTGATCGCAACGGCGGGGCGATCCTTGTAGTACTTCTCGACGTAGCCATCGGCACGCTCAAGCACACCGGCATCCATGAAGGTGTCAACGCTGGGCGGGGTGAAGTTGTCCCGCTTCATGTCATACGGGCGGCCATCGATCATGGCGGCCTTGGGCTTGTCTGCCAGGTTGGCCAGCGCATCACCGAACAGGTCTTGCTGGCCCATGCGGGCCTCGGCAGCGGCAAACAGATCGTCCACACGCTGGGCCGACTCGCGGGCCATGGCCTGCTCGGCAGCCTTGCGGTACAGATCGGTGCCGATCTTGTTCCAGAAGGTCTTGAGCTTCGGATCGTTCTTGAGCGCCTGCTTGACGTAGGCCACCAGGTCCTTGAGGCTGTAACCCACTTCCTTGATACCGGCCTCCATCAGGCGGATCAGCGTGGGCATGAGGTCCGGGGTCTTTTCCGGGACCATCATCAAGCGTGTGTGCTTGGTGGCGATCATGGCCAGATCAGCCATGGCGTCCTTGAAGTCTTGGCGGGCCTGGGCACGCGCCTGGTCGGGCGCAGCACCCTCGGAGCGCTTGACACTCGGAAACTGGAAAGTGGCGGCCATCAGGTCACGGATGGGAGCGTCGAACTCGATCACCTTGACCGGCTCATTCATGGCCAGAGCAGCCACCCACTGGTGATGCCCGTCCAGCACGTAGCCATCGGCAGAAGCCAGCACGGAGCGGTCAACGCCATCGCGCACCTCTTTCCAGCGCTCGGCTTTCTTGCTTGAAAACTCGGCCTGGGTGGGCTTGAGGTCAGACGCAGAGCGCTCGACTGTCTTGTGCTCGATGCCCTTGCCTTGCAGGAACTGGATCAGCGCGCCGCGATGCTCGCCCTTGACCTGGGGCATTTCGGCGCGGGGAATGCCGATGGTGCCCGTGTCGGGCGGGAACATCACCCATTCGCTTTGCTCGCCTGCTTCGGTTGCGGCAGCGGCGCGGGCAGCCCCATCGCCTTGATCGCCGCCGCGATTGCCCGGCGCATCTTGGGATTGCTGTCCACTTGGCGCATCAGCTTGCGCACCTTCTCCAGGGTCTCGCCGCTGGGTGTCTTGGGCATTGTTGCCATCGTCGTTTCCTTGTGCAGATTTCAGGAGGTCGGCGCGTGCCGGTGCGGTGTCGGTGTCGCCAAAGATCGAGCCTTGGCTGGGGTCTCCAGCAGCTTCCAGGGCCTCGTAGTAGCGCTGCACGAACTCAGCAATGCGGCGCGGGCTGCGGATGTTGTCGGCCAGCAGGGTCAGCAACTGGGCAGCCTCGGGCGAGTACTTCGCGCCCGTGAGGTCGCCTTGGCCAAGTTCGTCGGCCACGCTCCAGCCCTTTTCCTTGAGGGCGGACAGACCTTCAACGGCAGACAGCAGATCCGGCGCGATGTCGGCCTCGTACAGGGTCCCGGCCTGCATGCGCTCGCGGGAGGCGGCAATGGTCGGGGCCACACGCACCAGCGCCTTGGTGACGTTGCGCAGGTTGTCATCCATGCTCTCGGTCATGCGGCGCAGCGTGGGCGAGTCGCCGTAGGCCTTGGCCAGCACGGCGTTTTGGATGCGGCGATAGCCGAACGTGGACAGGCGGCCATCGGACTCCACCATGTCCGACTGCTCAGTGATCGGCAGCATGGCCATGAACTGGCGGATGAAGTCGTAGGAGGTGGCAAAGTCACCGGCATCGTCGGGATTCAGCCCCTCCAGGGAAGCCAGGCGCTTGGAGTCCGACAGGGCCTGCTCGCTGGGGCTCATGCGCTGCACGGTCGAGGCGTTGGCCTGGCGTGCAAACTCGGCACGATTGACTTGTGTTGAGCGAACCCGCACCAACACAGGCTTTTCCATGGCATCGACGGATTCGGGTGTGATACCAAACTGGGCGGAGTTCTCGCGCAGCCAGGCCTTGTAGTCCTCGGCCTTCTGGCCATTGGCCTGATACACGCGCTTGAGGGCGATGGTGCGGGCGTTGCCCGACTCCACCAGGCCATCAGCGCCAACAATCGGCGCGCCAGTGGCAGCGTCAGCAGACAGGCCCAGGCGTGCTGGGTCGAGCTTTTGCACGATGCTGGAGACCTGCAACTCGCTGGCCGAACGGCTGCGGTCGCGGGGCTGCAACTCCTGGGGATACAGACTGTTGGGGCGCAGGCTCTCGTCGTGCGAAGTCACCAGGTCAGCGGCATTCATCAGAGCGTACTGGCCATCGAGCTTGACGCCTGCCTCGGTCGAGAAGCTGGTAGATGCGCCGGGCTGGGCCTTTGGCCAAGACTGGGCGATGCTGGCGCGCTCGCTGGCCAACTCCTGGGCTTTGGTGGCCAGTTCGGCGCGCTCCTGGTCGAAGGCGGGACCGTAGCCGTTCTCGGCGGTCAATTCCTGGGTGCGCTCGGCAATGCGCGAGATCTCACCATCGATCTCGCCCACACGGTCCAGGGCAGTGAGCGATACCGGCGTGCGCAGGGCTTTCTCGGCCTCGGTCGAGTCCCCTACCCCAACGGCTTCCACGCTGGTGGCGGTTCCTCGCGCTGGGGTTGCTCCATCGACTGGGCTTGCTGCGCCAGCAGGTCCTGGCGCTTGCGTTGTTTGACCTTGCGGGGTTTGTCCCTGGTCGGTTCCTTGCGTTGGGTCTTGCTCATTGATTCGATTGGGCAGTGCGTTGCGGGCAGCCGAATACGTGTTCATGCCGCCGCCCATACCGGCACCGGCCACCATGCCCTGGGCAGCGGCCTCGGCCACACCCTCGTCCCACGGCTTGCCCAATGCCAGGTTGGTGAACACCTGTTCTTGGGCGGACTGCGGCAGTTCCTCCAGCACGCCCTCTTTGAACGTGCCCTTGGCGATCTCTTTGCCAGCCTGCACCAAGCTCTGGCGCTGCGCGCCGCCCATGCCTGCAACGGCTGCGCCGACTTCGGCATCGCGGAAGCCAGGAATCTTGGACGTGACCAGGCTGATGGCCGCTGTGCCCAGGCCGCCAGCAACGGCGGAAGGGGCGGTATCGGTGTAGTCGCGGCCAGCCTGGCGGCCAGCCTCCTGGATGCTGCCTGCGGTCATCGCGCCTTCGGAGGCTGCGCCAATGCCTGTCAGCTTGGCGATGGTTGCGGGCTTGGCCAAGAAAGCGGCAGCCTCAGCGGTACCGGCCTTGATGCCAGCTGAGGCCAGCATCTTGGAGGCGGCAGCGCGCACGGCAGCAGCACCGCCCAACATCATTGGAGTGGACTCAACAATGGAGCCCACAGCGGCGCTGGGGTTCTGCACCAGGGCCTTGGTCGTGTCCACAAAGCCCTTGGCCCCAGCAACCTCACGATTGGCCTGCTGGCGCGGATCGCTGTAAAAGTCGCTCAGGATCTGCTTGGTTTGCTCTGGGTCGTAGCCAATGGCCCCCAGGCCCTTGCCCACCAGGTTGCCGGTGGCCAGATCTGCCAGGCCTACGGCAGACTCTCCCAGCCCGACAACGCCTTTGGCCAGATCGATGCCGGAGTCGGCAATGGCCTCGCCCCAAGTGCGATCGCGCTGCTCTGGTTTTTTCTTCGACTGCTCTTGGTCCGGAACAAACCGACCACTAGACTCAGAATTTTCGTCCGGTACAAATGCCATTGCGCAACCTCATCAGAATGTCTCCGATGAGGGTGCCATGCTTGCCACCAATTACTGCCAGGTGCCGGACTTGCCGCCAATGGTGATGCGGTCGCCCTTCTTGATCTTGCCCTCTTTGGCGGCCTTCTCTGCATCAGCCTCGCTGGCAAAAGACACCCCGGCAGCCTTGGGCGCTGCGGGCATGGCCCAGCGGCCATTGGCCTTGGCATAGCCCATGGTCTCCATCACCTTGTCGGCGGACGCCACGGCATCCTCGGGCTTGGCCATGTTCTTGATGCCAGCGGCCACAAATTCTTTGTGCAACTCGCCGGGGTCCTGGGTTTTCTTGGTCAGGGCCATTTCGAGCCCTGAGCGCATGTCGGGCGCAAGGCCTGCATTGACCATGGCCTGCGCCAGCTTCACCTCGGAAGGCGCGTTCTTGCTGTCCGGGTTGATGTCGATGACGCCACGGCGCACAGCCTCCAACTCGGCAGCGGTCGCGTTCGGGTTGCGCTGCTTGAACAGTTCCACGGCAGCGGTAGCCTTGGCTGTCTTATCGTCCTTCTCGGTCGTGGCAGCGGTGGCGGCCCGTGCATCGGCGTTCTTGGACAGTTGCAGCTGCTCATTGCCGCGCCGGTTGGTCTCGCTCTGGTAGAAGCGATTGAACACCTCACCGGCTTTGCCCAGCGAGTCCAGTTCGGCCACGGTGTTGATCGTGCGGGTGTTGCCCTGGCCATCCTTGAACTGAATGACACGGGTCTCCACGCCATCCTTGTTCTTGACCATCTTGTCAGAGATCACGTTGGCCGGATCAAACTGCACCTTGCCGGTAGCGTTGAAGGACTTGGCCACCTCCTGGATCGAGCCGCCAGACTGGGCCAGGCGCAGGGTCTTTTCGTAGCCCTCGCTTTGCACCTTGTTGAGCAGGTCGGTGAACTCGCCAAAGGCTTTGGCATCGAGCTTGCCGAAGCGGGCATCGTGGTCGATCAGCGCGGCGCGGTCGGCCAGCGCATCGCCCACCGAGTACTCGGGGCGGGCAGGTGCCACAGGGGCCAGGCCCAACTCGGGGCCAGTCTTGCCGGAGGCCTTCGCGCCCTCGTAGTCGGCTAGGCGCTTTTGGTAGTCGGACATGGCCTGGTTGTAGGACTGCTGGTTTTGGCCAAAGCGTGAGGACGAAAACAGGCCCTTGCGCCCTTCCTCGTATTCCTTTTGCTTGGCCACTTCCTCGTCCTGGCGCTCCCAGTTCTTTTGTTCGCGGCCAAAGCGCTGCTGTTCCTGGGTGAAACGTGCTTCGTCGCGCTGGCCAGCAATGGCTTGCTGCTCCATCTGCATGCCGCGCACGGGGTCAAACTTCTTGATGACACCGGCCATGGCCATGGTCTTGGCGTTGTTGGCCTGGCTGGGCGTCATGGTGCCAGCCGTGCGCTGGCCCATGAAGTCGGTCACGCCCTGCTGGGCGATCACGCCAGTCTCGCCGCCTGCCTTGGGGGTGACGGTATAGCCCTTCTTGCCCTCGTCATAGGCGATGTCGTACTGGCCAGACTCGGCGGCAGCGCGCAACTGATCGCCCTGCTCTGCCGTGAAGCCTTCGCTTGTGGTGGGCTGCTCGCTGGCGATCTTGCGCAACTCGGCGTCCTGCAAGACTTTGCTCACAGTGCCGTAGCCCTGATTGAAGCCCTCGAAAAACTCTGCAACTCGGTTTCGACGTGCCATCACTTCACCTCTTCAAATTCGATGCCCAGCATCTGGTAGTTGACCGAGGCAAAGCCCACGTCGTCGTACACCACGGCATCCGGGAACCGGGGCTCAACCTCATCGGCCATGACGCCACGGAAGCGGGTTGGGTTGCCGGTGTAGTTGAACTCGTACAGGTTCAGGCCCGTGGCCTCGTCCTTGCCCACCAAGACGATGTTTTCCTTGAGGCGGCGGTCGGAGAAGGCGGTGTACAGGCTGGCAGCGCCACCCAGCACAGAACCCACACCACCAAGGCCGCTGTCCATGTCGGCCACCGCCTTGGCGTAGTTGCCCTGGGCGTTCAGCACGCCAGTGAGGCCCGTCATGGCGATCTGGCGGCCATTCATCGTGGTGTTCGCGCCGGTGGTCATGCCAGACATCAGAGCCCCGCCTGGGGCCATCTGGTTGGTCATGGCGCTGTTGCCGCTGTTGGTACCGGCAGAGTAGAAGCTGGGCGCGCTCGATGCCATGCCCGAATAGGTGTTGAGCGTGTCGCCCATGCGCGCATAGGACTTGTCCACAGCCTGCGTGCGCCCGGTGTTGGCGGCACCTGCCTTGGCCGTTGCTGCGCCCAGGTCCATCACGCCCTGCATGGCGGCAAAGCGCCCGCTGTTGGGGTTGACGCTCATGCGCGTCATGGATCGGTTGGTCTGCTGGCGCTGGTTGTCCAGGGCGGCGGACACATCGGCCACGTTTTCCGTGGCCGCCTTATCCATCTGGGTCTGCAACTCTGGCGAGACCTTGCCCATGGCGATGTCGCGCATGGCCTGCTGGAGCGGTCGGCCTTCGGTCTTGAAGTTCTCGAAGCTGTAATTGCCCTGCTCGTAGGCCTGGTCCATGTTGCGCTTTTGAGCGTCAACGATGGGGCGGGCAATCTCGATGTTTTGCTCGTACTGGCGGCGCGACTCGGCCATCTGTTCGCGGCCAAGCTGGGCAGAGATCTCGGCGGCTTCCTTGGATGCCTGGGCTACGGGGGTGTAGTCCGGTGGCGGTGGGGCATCGCCGCCCATGTCCAAATGGCACACGTTGCGCCAGTTGTGGCCGTGAAGCTCGCGCAGCGTCTGCTGGCGTTCTTCAAATCGTTCGCGCTTGCTCTTCATTCAAATGCTCCTTCACGTAGTCGGCCACGCGCTCGGGGATCATCACGGGCATGGCCTCGGCCACGATCTCAGCGCCCTTGTCCAGGCCGTTGAGGGCACCGATCAAGAACACGGCGACATTGGCCACGGCGTAGCGCAGGAAGTGGGCAATTTCGACCTTGTGGCCATCCCCCGACTGCTCCATGCGATTGGCTGCCAGGTATCCAACCATAGAGGTCATGAAAATGGCCCGCAGATCCGCCTCGAAACGGCGGTACACGGGATTGGCCGGTAGGTACAGCAGCAAATTGGCCATCAGGCCATTCACGTCCACCGGCTTGTCGCGGTCGATCAGGTCATCCCAGGCATGGGCAATGAACACCACCCGCTCGTACAGATCGAGCGCATCACGGTCGCCAGCGAACCAGCGCAGGCGATCAATCGGCAGGGGTCGGGCAGCATCCAGCATGGCAAAGAAGGTTGCCATGCTTGCCACGGGGGTCAGGCAGCTTGCAGCCGCTCCTGAATGGCCAGAAGCAAGTTGGGGTCGGTCGGGCCGCCGTAGATCTGGTCAAAGCTCATTTCAAAGCTGGCCACCACCGTGCGCATGCCAGTGGCTTTCTCTTCCAGCACGTCCACATCAACAATGGTCTCCATCGGAATGGAGATCGATGAAGTGCGGGTAATGCGAATCTGTCGGTTGGTCATGTCCATGGGTTCACCTGTAACTCAAAACAATCAGGGTCCAGTCAAAAGAGACTGACGAAGAGGTCACACCAATCTGCCCATACGGGTAGCCAAGGTGTTCAAAGCGAAGCACCGAAGAGGATGAATCGCCAATCACGGCGGCGGTCAGCATGTCCCAAGCTGTCACGGCTACGCTTGTGGTCGAGTGCGTGAAATGTGTCAGCATGGAAAAACTCAACTGAATTGTTGAGCCAATCACCTGATTCGACACATTTCCGCTTGCTGCCGTGATCTTCACGAACACCAGTGCGATGTCATTGCTCGGGTTAAACGCACCGACCAAGCCAACGTCCGTTTGAGCCATCACACCAGAGGCAAATGACAGGGACCCAGACTGCGAAAACTTCCGATAGAGCAGTTTGTTGTCGCTTCGGAACTTCTCTGAACCGTCAGCGTTGTTGATGATGATGCCGTTGGCGTCTACCTTGATGCTCATGCTGTCACCCTGAGCCCAATGGTGGACGTGCCGGAGTTAAAGAAAAAGCGCAAAGCCCCTCGCTCTATAACGGTGTAAGAGGCAAAATTTAAAGGGCCGCTTCGGTACAGGCGCAGCTTTTCGCCTCTGTACACGGGCACTGAATGGATGATCCCGGTGTCGTTGTAGTACGACTCAGAAGAGCGCATGTAGGCGGTCCATCCAATGCCCTGCTGCTGCCCGCTCGATGGGTTAAAGATTGGATGCGTTGTTAGTCTGATGGTGCCGATGTATCGCCCACCAGAATAGGCAGTCGCAAAAATAGGCTGGCTTGCTGGGTCCGTGTTGTTGCCTTCGGATGGACCTGCTGGGTTGCCAACGGTGTAAAGAAATCGCGGTATAGGGCCAAGAATCAGGTTCCCGTCAGCCGGAAACGCATATGGCGCATACAGGTCCATGCCCTGGGTTCTATCCCCCAGCGCAGACAACATGGTCACGCCAGAATGGCTTTCAATGATGATCTGGCTTTGCGATCCTGGTGCCCAAGAGCCGTAGGCGTAGTTGATCGGGCTTGCTGCTACTGGCGTCAGCCGCATGTTTCCAGCTGGATCAGTCTTGATGTACTTGTAGTCAGTCGAGAACGCCACGCCACCGCCCGCATCGCGGACGGTCATGTTTTGGGGCGTGATGCTGATGCGCTCAGTTGCCATTCATCACTCCGCCACGTAGACCTTGACGCTCACCGTGACAGCCGGGAGATCGCTTCCATACACCTGGCCCATGGCCATGATGTAGACATTCCCGTTCACAACCTTCGGAAAAATGAAGCGCACGCTGTTGCCTGCGCGTTGAACCACGTGACTGCTGGCCGCTGGAACGCCATCGACCTCCAGCATGAGAATCGGGTTTGGGATGCTGGTGTAGCCCACATAGATGTTCTCTATGATCCCGGCGACGATCTCTGCGCTACCCAATTTCCACCCCCGCAGCGTCAGCGGAGTACTTCACCCCCAGGGTGTAGATCTCCATCGCCCGCTCGTAGTCCATCGACTCAATGGCAGATACAGCGGGCAGTACAAACTCATTGAACATGCGCTCATAGATTTGGCGCGCATCCTCACGCTGGCCAATCGCCTCAACGATTCGCGGAGCCATCAGGTAGTAGTCCGCCACCTTCATGCACCGCTCCACATCGGCCAGCATGTACTTGTCGCGGAAGTAGCGCAGCGTGGTCAGGATGTGGCCATCATCCTCAAGCCCCATGGTTTCCACGCAAGCCTGGGTGATGAAGCAGCCGCCACAACCACCATCGGACCAGGTGTAGTACTCGCGTGCCTTTGCCGACAGCGTGACGTTCGTAGGTCCAATGGTGCCCTTCAACTGGAGGTATGGCAGCGAAGTGTGAAAGTACACATCGTCCAGGTTTCCGCTCGGATTGGTCCGGGCGTTGCTCGCATTGCCATAATTGACAATGCTCACCGTCCCGGCATTCCCATCGACGTAAAGCTGCTTACTGGGCATAGCGGTACACCTTCAAAGCCTTGGACTGGTCTAAGTCATCGATACAAGAAAACTTACCGTTTGGGTGGTGAAGAATCCTAGTGCCATCGATGCACACGCCAATATGGCCCATGCGCTCGTAAAAGATCAGGTCGCCGTGCATTGGCTGACTCGCTTCGACAAAGCCAAACTCGCGCACAACATCCTCATAGCCAAATCGGTTGAGTTCCTGGTACCGGCGTCCAACAAGCTGGCGCAGCTGGGCAACCATGCTGGTTCCGTAGTTGCGGTCCATCCACTCAACCACCAAGCCCGCACAGTCGGCGCGCATAAAGCGGTACGCTCTTCCCCGGTACTCTTCGGGCGGACATACTGGAATAGCCTGCCTCTCCTGGATGAGCAACGTGTAGGGCGCAACGGTCTTGCTGACAGTTAAAAATCCGTCAGGAGACAGCACGACATCGCCAGCAACGATGTCCGCACGTTGGCCAATGTTGGCATCCCAGTTGGTTGGTTCATCGAATTGCGTCATACCGAGATCGAGATGTACTTGTTGACCGTATCGATGATGAAAAGGCCATCGGTGCTGCGCACAACGCCGCGCACGGTTGCATTCTGGAACTCAGCAGATCCGTCCTTGGTGATTTGCCAGCCACTGGAGCCAGACACAAAGTTGTTGGACTGGATGACGTTGCCGATCTTGGCGTTGGAGATCGAGCCATCAGCAATACGCGCCACGTTGATGTAGCCGTAGGTGATGGCCGCCGCATCGACGTTGAGCAGCTTGGCGTCCAAACTACCGGTCAGGATGCGGTCTGCGCTGATGTAGCCCGCATTGATCTTGCTGGCGTTGAGGTTGGCCACCTTGGCGTCATCGACCGCCAGGTTGGCGATCTTTGCGTTGGTGATGGTGCCGTTCTGGATGAAGGCATCGCTCATGTACACGCCCACCGGCACGTTCACGCCGTTGATCGTCACGGGCGTGGTGCGCACGATGAAGGGCATGGCCGGGGCCACGCCTGGGCCTTCAGGGCTGGCGATGTAGAACGAATCGGAGCGGATGGCGAAAGCACTGGTGGGTGTTGCGCCGTTGGCCGTGGATGCCAGGCCAAAGCCCGACACATAGCCGTTCACATCGGTCTTGACCGTGTACCTGGCAAAAAGCTGCCCAGTCTCGGAGACCCGCACAGTCTGCTCGGTCTGGATCGCTGCCGTGTTGGAGTTGACCGTGGCGGCCAGGGTCTGGCGTGCCTGGGCCTCGGCAGTGTCGGCATTGGCCCGCGCTGTCGCCTCGGTCTGAATGGAAGCGGCCAAGTTCGCGTCCGCCGTATTCACAGCGGCGGTCAAGGTCGTGATCTGGCTGGCCAAGCTGGTGTCGGCACCTTGGCGCGCAGTCTGCTCGGCCAGGATCGCCGCGCCGCGAGCGTTGGCCTCGGCCAGCAAGCGGGCGTTGACGCTACCCGCGCCGTTTCCGTCCACCAGGTTGATGCGCTCGGCCAGGGACTGGTAAAGTTGGCTCTCGGTGATCTCGCCAGTCAAGGCAGCAAGCAGCGTGGCCACATCTTGGCCAGTCACTGCCTCCAGGCCATTGGTGCCGCCAGCGGGTGCCACGCTCAACACCCCGTCATTGGTCTCCCACTTGATCCACAGCCGCCAGGTCGTGGCAGGATTGCTGGCCAGCGCCCAGATGGTCCCCGAGAACTGGCCAAGCTCGACTGCATTGTTGAACGTGGGCAGAGGCTGGCCAGCCGTGTGCGTCACGCCGTACAGGCGCGTGCGCAGGTGCCCGTGGCCCATCAAGTAGCCCGGTTGGTCATGCTCAATGAACACATGGCTTATCGCCGCGCTCACGGCAAAGCCCGTGGGGGTGGGTGGCGGGGTCAGGTCGGGCTCATCACCCTGGGCCACGGCGTCACCAGGCTCCAGCAGCGGAACACCTCCACCAGGCCGCCAGCCCTTGGCCAACTTGATGATGCCGTTCTCGATCAGGTCGCGCAGCGTCAGGCCTCGGTCCAGGGGGTTGCCCTGCTTACCGAGGTAGGTCATCAGCGTTTCGCGCACGCGCTGGGGAAAGTTCCCGGCTGATGGTGGCGGCAGATCGTTGCGGTTGGTCATGACTCGGCCAGTTCCTTCATGCTGGTGGCCAAGCTCGCCTCCTGCACTGGGGTGGCGCTCTCGATCTCGATCTGCCAGTCAGGCGCAGCAAAGCCATCGGGCAACCGGAATCCATTGCGGTCGTTCACGGTGGCCGTGTAGCGCAAGCTGGTGGGGGTCGGCGCAGTCAGCAGGTCATTGACTGCCAACACCTGGGCCACCTGGTCGGCAGTCAGGCCCAAGGCATCGACGCGCAGCGTCACGGGGTAGGTGTCGGCCACCACCTCGGCGCAGTTGAAGCTGATGGCGCTGGGGGCCTGGTAGACCTTGCTCTTGAAGCGTGCAGTCAGGAACGTGACCCCGGCATCCCAGCGCTTGACGTTGGTCCCGTCCAGCACGTACAGCTGGTCCTGCAAGTCATCGAAGTGCATGCCCTCGTAGCCCGTATCCAGGAAGAACATCCCGGTCGGGTTCATCGGGTCGATCACAAAGCCCTTGCGGCCCGTGCCATCGTCGTAGCTGCCAAAGTACAGGCCCTCGTACATCTGGCCGACCACGGTCGAGGGGCGCAGGGCCTGCCAGTCCTCGCGGGTCATGACGCCCGCCGTGAGGATCTTGGGACCGTTGGAGCCATACCAGCACAGGCCATCGTCAGAGGACCAGGCCACACCCGCGCCCATGCTCACGACAGACTCGGCGCTCACGCAGGACTGGGGAAGCTCCAGCGGGGCCTGATCCATGGCGTCCGGGCTTGAGCCGCTGGCCAGCAGCGGGCGGCCCGTGGTCAACACCAGGATCGACTGGCCAAAGTGACCAATGGCCACCGGCTTGGAGTCGGGCGGCACCAGGTCATAGGCCGATGGCCAGGCGTAAGGGGTGTAGGGCTCGCACAGGCGCACAGCGTTGCCGCTGATGCCCGCTAGCATCCCGTTCCAAAGGGCAGTCAGGCCGTGCAGGTCAGCAGGCGGCATCGCCCAAGTGGCCGTGGGCAGTACTTCGCCCAGGTCCCGGTTGTCGTCGCTCGTGCTGGCCGTGCCCAGCGCAATCTCGCGCAGGAAGAAGAACTCGGTACCGCCAGAGGTGCCGGTCTGGGTGCGGTAAATCCGGATGCGGTTAATGCCGTAGTTGCCAGCAGGCACGGCAGCGAAACCGGACAAGCTCACAGTGGCATCGGTGGGGCGCACCACCTCCACGCTCACGGGGCCTGGAGCGCTCTCCCAACCCCAGTCATTCACGTAGGTGTAGACGTAGTAGTAGGAGTTGTCCAAGCCGGTCCAAGATCCCGCATTGACCGAAGCGATCAGCGCCGTGGCCGGTGCAGGCACACCCAGGGGGCGCGATGCAGTGGGGTAAGGTGCAGCGGCCAGCGCCAGGATGTTGTCCGTCACCTTGGGCGCGCCATCGCCTGTGAAGAAGGTGCGCTCGGTCGTGTCCTCGGAATCAAAGCCGCGCACGGCATGCACGCGAGTGGTCCAACTGAGCCAGTAGCTGGCATCGCTGGCCACGTCCCGACCCATGCGGTAGATGGTCTTGCGCCCAGCGGGCACGCTGGCCACAGTCAGGGGCGTGCGCCAGGGGCGCAGATCTCCACGGCCAGGCTTTTGGTTGCGGCTGACCGTGCCCACGGTCTCGGGCAAGGCCTTGGGGTGCAGTGCGCGGTTTTCACCGCCGAATCCCAGATGACGAATGCGCGCCATGTCCCCTGCCCTCCATCGAATCAGGAAGCAGTGGCAGGCACGCGCACAGGGTCAAGCACCTGGGGCTTGTCCTCGGCTGGCTTGTTGGCCTCTGCGATCTGTGCGTTGACCTGGTTCTGGATGTCAAACACGTCCTGCACCACGTCATCGAACTTGCAGCGGCCCAGGCAGCGCAGAACGCCCTGCACACCAGCAAACGGCAGTGTGACCTCGGCAGGCGCATCAAGGGCCTCGTCGCTCAACTGGCCAAGGATGTGCTTGAGCCGGTGCAGGTTCATCTTGAGCGTGGCCTGCTCGGGCATCTTCTGGGGTTGCTGGGTCATGTTGTTCATGCGTTGTCTCTCAATCGTTCAGTGAGTAAATCTGCTCAGACTTGGGCAGCGGGTTCGGTGTTTTCCTCGGCCACGGGCGGAGGTGCCCAGGGCAGCGGCGTGGACACCAGCGAGGCCTTGGCGATCTCGCGGTCCAGCACCATCTGAATGTGCTGCTTGATCGACAGCAAGCGGCCCTCGGGCTCATTGGCCTCGATCCACTCCACCACCTGCACGGGCGTGACGCTGGCCAAAGGCGTGAAGGCATCGGGCTCAGGATCTGCCAGGGTCGTGGTGCCGGGAAGCTCAAAGGTCTGACCGGTGTCCTCCCCGACCAGGGTCCAGTCCACCTCTTTGATGGCCTGTGGCAGGCCGCCAATGGTGCGCGTGCGGATGTCGCGGACAATGAAGCTGAAAGTGGCGCGAAGGTCGCTCATGAGTTACTCCTGGGTGGGTTTTGGATACTTGGCTTTGACTGCCAAGCACTTGTCGATGTAAGCCTGCATTTGTGCCTGATCGCCTTTAACTAAGCCATCTAGGTACTCAGTAAGTGGTGGATACTCGGCGCGCCGCTGGCAAACATAATGAGGATCAGGCGCATGCAATGGCATCCCAATCAAATCAGGTATCAATGGTGTTTGATCCGTACTCATAAGATGCTTTGTGAGTCAAAAATAATTTGCAATTCGCCGGGATAAATGACGTCACCATTTCCGGCCTGAATAGCATCAACGACGAAAGTCGTGTAGTACCTATTAGACAGATAGAAACGACATACACCTCTGGAATACGTGTTGCTGTAATAAGCTGTTGGCGAGTATTGACCAGTAGCATCCCAGACGCTGATCGCATTGATTGGGCCGCCATTAGCTATGGTGGTTACATAACCTGAAATCATCAGGTTAATGTTTCGATTTCCAGAGACATCAAGGGCGTAACCCTGAATGCAGAGCTGGAACATCTTGTTGTTAAGGCTGTTGTATCTTGCAGGCAAAAGAATATGGACATAGCTCGCTCCACTTGACCACGACTCTCCTGATGCAACTGCAAATGATTTTTGTGAGTAACTGTTCGCTGGAGATCTAACGCTAATTCCTGCGTTAAATACTGTTAATCCGGAAATGGTTCCGCCAGAAAGTGGCAATGCGTAGTTTGCGTAATTGCCTGCGCTGAAAGCTATATTTCCATCCAAACGAATGCCGTTGCCATCGGTAACGCTGATTGAATTTGATGTGTACCCTGCTCTGTGCAAAGCTATACCGACAGTTCCAGCGTCAGTATTCTTGATTTCAAGCTGCGCGTTGTTCCACGATATAGCGGTTGCGCCAATGTTTCCGCCGATACCATTTAATGCAGAGCGGCCAAGGCCTCCAGCCATTAACCCGCCATTGATGTCAAAGTCAAGGTTGAATGACGCGCTGCCCATTCTGATATCAAGAATGGCGGATGCTGTGCGTAATCTAAGGCCGTAATATCCGGCTACCTGCATCTGGGTCGAACCACTTCCGTAAAAGTCAGAATTAGCTCTTCCTATCCCATACCACGACGAACCATTGACGTTATCGCCAACTAAGCCCCACGTCAGTGGGCCAGTCATTGAGGACCCGCCACTTAAAGGAAGAGCGTAAGCGCCGTAGTTCGCAGAATTCAGGACTTGGTTTCCATTTGCGTAGACTGACCCACCAAGCGGGTTTAGTTCAAGTGGCTCTATCCCGTGTCCATCTCCCCCGTTGTCATAACTAGCCTGTATCCAAGCGGCATAGTTGCCTGAGCTGCGGGTGCCAAACTGCAATCTAACCAGCGCATTTGTGGCGCGCAGACTAAGGATTGAGTTGTCCGTGCTGTCTGAAGTCGTTGGATTGAGAACACCAAGCCCTTGAATCTTGGAAGCGCCCGTTATCGTTCCACCAGCAACTGAAAAAGGCGTGTACCCCAGCGCACCCGTCACGTTGCCCGAGGTCAACTCCCCGCGAATCGTGGCGCTCGACTTGTTCTCCACGTTGCCAAGGCCAAGGTTCGAGCGAGCCTGAGCCGGGTTGGGCAAATCCAGCAGGTTCAGGGACGCGACCAGCTTCTGTCCCAACTCCAGGTTGAGCGCGGAGAAGTTGGCATCGACCTCTGAATTGGTCAGAGGTCGGCCAACGGCAGAGCGAAGAGTGATCGAAGCCATGGGCGCTTACCTCCAGCCCAGGATCAAACAGCTTGGACGGTGATGGTCCAGGTGATGGCCAGCGTGTCGTCGGCTTGCTTGTTGACGACCGGGAACACGGTGCGGCAGAGCATGTCGCCACCCACACCAGCGTTGAAGATCGCGGCCTCGGTCACAGCGCCAGTGGCATCACCAGCCTCGAAGCTGGCCACGTACTGGGCCTTGTTGAATGCGGGCTTGCTGGAAGAGTCCAGGGCCTCGCGTGCGCCCAGCATGCTCACCAGGTCGGTCTGGCCAGCGGCGGCAGCCGTGGTGCCAGAGCCTAGCGCCATGTGGCTCATCACGGCTTTTGACGTGTCCAGCATGCGCGTGATGATGAATTCCAAGCCGGTGTTGACCACCAGGTTCTTGATGTCGCGCTGGTCTTTGACGTTGCCGTGCTTGTCCTTGAGGACGATGCTCACTTCGCCAGTGATCTTGAGTTTGTCGTTTGCTTGCATGGTTTGCACCCTTTCAGAAAGTTCGTGATTCGCCCACGTAGTCCTCAGCGAAGTAGGAAAACTCGCAGTAGCCCTGCATGCGCAGAGACCCCGAATCACCCACACCGGCAGCGTCTTGCGCGCCCTTGCCCACTTGGACCTGCTTCACGTCACTGAACCCAGCGGCATCGTTTGCCTGCTTGGCCAGTGACAAGGCCTTGGAATCGGACACGCCAGCCACATCAGCCACGCGCTTGTCCAAAAATGCCATGCTTGCATCGAAAACCGATGCACCCTCGCTGATTGACTTGCCAACATCGAGCGCGGTCTGGTCCGTCAGGCTCGCGGCGTCCTCGAAGCGGCGCACATACGCCACCACCCGCTCGAACAGGTCAGACACGCCCGACACATCGCCCAGCACCTTGAAAAAGCTGATCTCCTGGTCATCCAGGATCGAAGCGGACCCGTCCAGGTCATCGGTGACGGTCACGGTGTCGTGCAAGTACTTCACCAGGTAGGCGGCGGCCTGGTCGGTCACGCCTGCGGCATCCACGATGCCCTTGTCCATGCTGGCCGCGACCAGATCGCTCACGCCTATGGGGTCAGCCAGGCCTTTGCCGACTGCCTTGGTGTCGATCTGATCGCTCAGGGCTGCATAGTCGGTGGCGGCCTTCTTGAACACCACCTTGGCCAAGTCCTCGATGGTGGCCAGCTGGTCCTCCAGCGGCTTGTGCACAGCAATGGCGTGCTGCTCCAGCACCCCGGCCAGGTCGGTGATGATCTTGCTGATGTCGGCGTGGATCTCGTCGCTCACGCCCGCGCTGTCTTGGCGGTCCTTGCCGAAGCTGGCCACGTACTCATCGACCGCGGCAAAGGCATCGCGTGACACCTTGGCCACATCGATGCTGGCGTGGTCGGTGAAGGATGCGCGGTCCTCCTTCTTCAACCAGATGAGGAAGATCCCCACCTCGGAGACCAGGCGGATGTAGGCAGCCTTGGCCGCCAGGGAAATGGTTTCGGCCTGCGCGACCGACTTGATGAGGCTCCAAGCTGCCGACAGGCTGATCTTGGCGCTGTCAGCCTTGAGCTTCATGCAATGTCCTCGCGCAGCTTGAACTTGAGCAGTTCGTAGACGGTCTGGCGC